CAAAGTAAACCAATCTAAAGTTTATGTTATACCTTCCAGTCACTGGAGTGATGCCGTAGATGCCACAAACGGTTTAGAACTTATAGATACATTTGAAAAAAATAAAAACTATTATCACACTTGGCGTAAAAAGGGTTATAAAAAAATAGTAAATAGGTTCAACAGGATATATGGTTATAGTTTAAAAGATTTACTTGACCCAGATAAGTTCATTCAAGGCGATGGTGATGTATATCAAAAATTACAAGGACTTGGTATTGAAGTCACTCACAAAGGCGACAGCAGAAAAGGAGCACCTGGACAAGAAGATTTATTCCCAGATGAAGAAACAAAAAATCCCAAAAGCGGAGAGCCACTAAACAGAAGCAGTGGTATGAGTTGGGAAAATATGGATGATGATGCAGAGCAAAAACGTTTTGATGCATTTGATTGGGACTATTATCCAGATGTAATAAAGGGGTTAGTTGCCAAGGAAATGAAAGACAAAGATAGTGTGCCAAGCAGTTATGGTAGTTTTAAATTAGCATTAGATACAATATTAAAAAGAGTGCTAGACGGACAAACAGGCATAGACAAAGACGATTTAGGTAAACCCATAGACAAGTTAGCCATAGCGGCTGGTATAGATCCTTTGGACGGTGGCTCCTCAAATGGTATAGCAAGAGAAACAGATTGGGGCAACTTAGCAGACCACTTAGGCATAGAACGTGGCGTAAATGACCAGGGTGCAAACTTATTGGCTAAAGTATATCAACAGTTTGATGGCGATCACAACTGGAGACCTGCTGAAACCGATGAGGATGGCAACAATGTAATTGGATTGCGTAGATGGGGCGCCGCAGTAAGAGAAGCAGAAAAATATATCAGAGACAACTACAATGTGAGTGGTGGTAACTACTTTAGAAAGAATGCAGACGGCAGTGATGGTGATAATGTAAGTGATGTTTATGGCAGTTCTCAAAGGTCCAGCGAAGTAACAACACAAGATTATGTTGACATGCGTAGCAAATATCAGGGGTTTGATAACATGATGATGAATGGTATGCAAAATTATATATTAAGACCAGATACAAACAGATTGGTAGATTTCTTAAAAAATCCTGACAATGATGAAAATTTCAAAAAAACTGTTTTACAGGTTTTAATTAGAGACCATCAAGAAGGTAAAGAAGCAAATGATTTCCAGGGTGCATTAGCCAGGGGCAGAAGGGAATTACAAGGCGGAGCAAATGAAAGTGTATTTGACAAGTTTGATAAACTACCACTTATAGAACAACTAGAAAAATTACAAAAAATTAATATTAGCAAATTAAATAATGTATACGAAGGACGTCTTAAGAATGCATGGATGTCAGGTAAATTAGATGCGTATGCTAATAAACCAGCATTGCAAGTAGTGAGCAAGAATCCTATGAGACCTAAAAAACCTTATAATGCTCAAGAGCATAGAGAGAATGTTATTAAAAGTATTATGACTAAACAAAAAGTTAGTAGAGCAAATGCTGAAATGCAAGTTAATGCAATGGTTAAACGAGATCCAAATTATTTTACAGATAAAGAACCAGTAAAAGAAAGTGTGCCTAATAATACAAAGATTAGAGTATTGAACAAGTTATTAGCAGAACCTTTTCCAGCAAGTGATCTTAAAAAGCAGATGGATGCCTATTTTGCACTTCCGGATCCTCAAATGATCAAAGATTTTAGGAATAGACAATCAGAGGGAGGCAAAGAAACTTGTCTACGGTCTGTATTAAGAAACTATATTAAAATGAAATTGCACCCTAAATTACAATCTTCTATAAACTTAAACGAAAGCAAAGACGATTTAATTGCAAAAATTGATGCATTACCTGATGATGAAGGAACAAGAAAACTAGTGAACTATATAGAACAACTAATAGATGATATGGGTGTTGGCGGAAAAATTAAAAGTTTAAGCAATCAGTTAGAAGTTATTCCTGATGTAGATGTTAAGAAATCAGTAAATCAAATTGCAAAAATAATTGCTAGTATAGAGATGAGTCCTCAAGAAAGAGCAGAACTATTTGTAAACTGGAAAGCAGATAAGTTAGTAAATGTAGACGCATTACTATCAACATCAACAGTAAGTTTAGAAACTATATTTAATGGTTATGGAGAAAAAGGCGAAAGCCACATAACTGAATTAGTAGATGATTTAAATCAAGTTGTGCAATATGGTATAGGACCAGGTGAATTTGCATTAGCAGTTTTATCTCAAAGAATAGAAGGTATAGGTGCATCAACCGGAGATGATGCAGATGGCGAGGGTGAAGGTAAAGGCGATTTATTAATAGACGGTTCTCCAGTTGAATTAAAAACAACAAGAAAAAATTCTGCTAGATTTAATGACAGACAGGTTAATTTTTCAGATTCATATAAGAGCATGGTAACAGCATTCTTTACAAAATATGATGAGAAATTTAAAGAACTAGAAGCACAAGGACTAAAACTTAGAGTGAAATCAGGTATGCAACAAAATCATGTAATGGCATTTTTGAAAGAAGTCCCGGAAGCAGAAAAGGAAATAGCAGATATTATTTCAGAAATATTTACAGCATTAACTGTAAGTGGTGGCCCTATTGCACGATACTTAGCACAAGGAGATAAAAATCAAGCAATGCAACTTATTGCACAATCAAACGTAAACAACTATCTTACACATAAAAGAAAAAGTGGTAACTTAGCAGGCATACTTTTCTTAGATCTTAATAAACAAGCATTTACTTTTATAAAAGAAGTATCAGATCTAGAAGGAACTGGTTTAAGATTACATGCAAAAACAAATTATTTAATAACAACAAGCGAAAATCCATTTGCTAATACATCAATTGTGGATACAGGAGCATAATGAAAATTAACGACTTAATAACAGAAAGTGGTCTAGGATACAGCGATGCCTACCACTCATTCTCTGACGAAGGCAAACTTGCATTTGCTAAAGATAAATTGCCGGGACTGTATAAATTTATGCAAAGTAAATTCCCACAAGACATGGGATTTGCTACTTTTGATATGTTTAAAGAAGATTGGAAAACATGGATAGAAGAAGAAGGCGATATAAATGATGCATTAGATTCTTTTTTATCGTTCTATTTTGAAACATATTATCCTCAGTATAGCGATACATTTAAACAACAAGCACAGCAAAAACTAGATCAAAAAGTTTCTAGAAGTCGACTAGACGCAGAAGCCGGAGGCGGTGGCGGTGCTGGTGGCGGTGCTGGCTCAGGTGCAGGTGCAGGAACTGGTGGCGGAGCAGGCCCTGGTAATAGTTCAGGTGGTGGTGCTCATGGAAGTTCAAGTGGAATGGGAGGGTCTGCAGGCAGTGGCGACACTGGTTCCTCTGATTCCACACCTAGTGCTCCAGCAGGATTTTATGGTTTAGGCACAATGCCAAGTCGTAAAAAGAAAAAGAAAAAGAAAAAGAAAAAATCGCACTTTAAATTTGGTGGCGGCATATATAAGGAACTTAATGATTTAGAACCATGTCCAAAGACTAAATCAAAAGGATGTCAATGTAGTAAACTATCAGAGATAGCAGAAGCAGAAGAAACAATTAAAGCAATATGTAGTTTAGAACACACCGAAGGCAATGTTAAAGGCGTAATAAAATTTAAACAAAAACCAGAAAAGGCCACAATTATCAAAGGCATAGTAAAAGGACTAACTCCAGGCAAACATGGCTTTCACATACACGAATTTGGTGATTTAAGCAAAGGCTGTGAATCAGCAGGTGCCCATTATAATCCAGACGGTGTAGAACATGGCAGTTTAGAACAAGGACACGTGGGTGACTTAGGAAATATCGTAGCAGATCAATCGGGTATAGCAAGATTCCAAATAAAAGCAGAACGTGTAGACTTATCAGATGTAGTAGGCAGAGCAATAGTAGTTCATGCAGACGAAGATGACTTAGGCAAAGGTGGAGATGAAGAAAGTTTAAAAACAGGTAATGCTGGAGATAGATTAGGTTGTGGTGTAATACGTTTAAGAAAAGTTGTAGAAGAAACTTATAGCAGAAGTGTTAGTGATAAACATTTTAACAGAAACCAACTACCACAGATAAGACGAGATGATTTAGAGATATCACCATTTACTTTTTCTGAAGGTGAAATACTAACAAGTCTTATAAAACCAGTTCAAAGCCAACGTGTAGAAGGTTTGGCTGAAGATGCCGAGAACGGCTTTTTTGATGATGATTACAGACCTTTAATATTAGATAAAGATAATTATCTAGTAAACGGCCACCATAGATTAGATGCCGCACATGTTTTAGGATTGTATGAAGTTAATGCAATACAAGTAGATGCTACACTAGAAGAATTAATGAAGCATTTTGAACATAAAATTAGTTACGATAAAGTAGTAGAATCTAAGATAAATAGTAATGATATGAGAGCAAAAGAATTTTTATACTTAAAATTTAAGAAATCACTAGTTGAGGCTGACCTTGCTGAACAAATGTTTGGCATTAATGAATATGATATTCTCGACATGTTTATAGGTTCTGATAATGTGGATCATATATTTGGTAGTGTTAGACGAGGAACTCCAGACTTTAAGTTTGAAGGAATTAGAAATTTAAAAATGTATCTTAAGAAAAAAGGTATATGGGACGAAAATAGAGGGTCAGGGTTAGTTTATAAAAATATAAATTTTAATAGAATAAACCCTGCAAAACTTGATCAGAATAAACTTAGAAACTTGCTAACATTTGCAACAAAACTTTCAGAGAATACAAACAGCATAACAGAAGCAGGTGAAAAATTAAAAGAAATTATAACAACTGTAACAAGTCCATCTTTGACACAAATGCAAACAGTAACCCAATTACAAAATCAAATGGTTACCCTTAAAGGACAACAAATTAAAATGGTTGACGGTATGGATAATCTAATCAAGAGCGTATTTGGAATTAGTGTAGCATGAGGCTCCTAGAATTCGAAAACATCAGCGAAGTATTTACTCCTCAAATAGAAGGATGGTATAATGTTGATGATATAAGAATATGGTTTGCAAAAAATTATAATAGCAAAATAGCAAATGCTTGGGACGAAGCAACATCAGGTTTAGTTACAGAAATTCCTGTTATTCAACAAGATCAAAAACTAATAGACGAATATAAAGAAAAAGATATAGAAATAATGAATGATTGGCTATCAGGCTTGTTCCCCTTTGAGATGATAGACTTGCAATATCATAGAGGTAAAGCAATTTGGAAAGTAGTTTCAACTAGACCTATGGATAGAGAATAATGACAGTATTTGAGGTAGTTGAAAACTTTGCTGACGGTAAGAAGAAAGGCAAGAGTCGACCAGGCAGAGTTAAACGTAGTGGAGCAAGTTGTAAGGGTTCAGTAACCAGTCTACGCAAAAAAGCAAAAAACAGTAGTGGCGAGAAGTCAAAAATGTATCACTGGTGTGCCAACATGAAGTCGGGACGCAATAAAAAGTAGTTAAATACTACTATGCAGATCAAACCCACATTAGATCATATACCAGTTTTTGAATTATCAGAATTCGATTTACCAGACATTCAAACAAATAATACTTTAGAATATGGGGAAAATCCTGAAAGTAGTCAATCAGTTTTAAGAAGAGAAATCACTAATGTATCAGATGAATTTTTACAACGATGGCATGAGCATGGAGACACATTAGAAAAGTTTATTAAAGACCCACAGTTACAAAAAAATAATTTGGAAATGGGTGCTATGTGGTTTGGTCGAAATCAAAAATTTAGATGGAATTATTCTAATTCGCCGAGAATTTTACAGGATTCACCCGGCTTTTATATGGAACCTCATATAGATAATAGAACAGTATTTGGTGTAGTTATTGTTAATTTAAAAGATAATCCTGCAGAATCAGGCACAACTATACTCGATCCATGTAAACAAAAACAAATTTATCAAGCCCCTACAGAGAAAGGAACAGGCATTTTATTTTTTAATAATTGGAATACTTGGCACATGATAGAAAATAGGTCTGAAGAAAATAGATTAATTTCATATCATACCTTAAGTATGGACGATATGAACATAGATAATTAAAGATAAATAGTTTATATGAAAATAAATGATATTATTAATGAGACAGCATCAGCAGGTTCCACTGGAGCAGGTAGTGTTGCTACTGTTAATGCACCACTAGGAGGCATGATTAAAAGACCTAATCCTAGCATTTATACAAGTAAACCAATTAAGAGTAAATCAAGTGCGAGCCGTAAAAGGAAAAAATCAAAAATTAAGTCTAATTAGCAGTTTAGAAGCAAGATTATTCAATAAAATTGAAGAGGATGGCTTTATAGACTTAAATAGTATGTCAGAGCGAGATAATTATCTTGCAGACGATTTGTATAAACGAGATATTCTTAAAAAAGTTAAAAGAGATAATACCATTGGCTATAAAACATTCAAAAAAGAAAGTTAATAGAAAAAAATTAGCAAAAGGACTAGAAAATATTACTAGTAATGTTGCTAAACGTCAAGGCTATTTCTTTAGAAAAAATAATTTTAACTTTTATGATATCCATAATTTAGTTACAAATCAAAAAGTAGTATTTGATATACCCTTTCAAAGAACTGCATCAGCAGTAACTAAACTACTTAATAGCAAAAATCATGAACGTGGCGTATCACTGGATAGATTACAAAAGAAATGCCAACTCTTTCACAAGCATTATAACGATACAATTTTTTATAATCATACATTAGAGACGTCTACAGACAGTTTTAAAAAGCAAATAGTTATATCTAGAATAGATTTATCCGTGGCATACCTCAAAACTATAAAAGAAGATTTAATAAACTATTAATTTTTTTTCTGTAGAAATGATAAATAACACATATACAATATATTAGGATAGCATAATGTTTATTACAGATTTTAACCAAAACAACAAAGAAAAGATTATTAGTTTACAAAAAACTCTCAAGGAAGAGTTTGGTATTGCTATAGTTCAAAAGTTTCCTACCGCAGATAAATTAAAACTTTTGAAAGATTCAGCAGATAGAAAAATTGTAAGCATAAAAGGATCTAGTCAACAATTTCAATTAGAGCCTGAGTATATCAAATACTTAGGAATCAGAGACTTGTCTGCTACAATGTTAGCAGAAGGAATATATGCTGAGTCTCCAAAGTATGAGGAGATGAAGCAATCACTCTGTGCAAGTGTTCAAAACTTAATGGATAGTGGATACTCAATGGATGAAGCATGTGGTGAATGTATGAATAGGTATAGAATGGATCCTAATTGGGCATTTGATGATGACCATGTAAAAACTATTGTGTTAAAAGCGGCGAAAGATTATATGGAATCATGTAGTGGTAAAATGGAAGCCATTGATGAAGTATTAGATGAAACAAATACAGAATTAAATGAATATCTATTAAGAGAACTTGCTAAAGAGTGCGGTGTTGAGTTATCAGATGTGTCAAGCATAGATACTATTGAAGAAAAACTAAACATGTTTGCACAAGTAAGTGGCAAAAGCAGAGACTCAATTGTTGGTTTCTTAAACGGTTTAGAAGAAGATAAAGTCGAAGCAGGTATTAGATATTTTGGTGGACAAATTGCTTTTGAAAACAAAGGCAAAGACCATGACGGTGACGGTGATGTAGATTCAGATGATTACATGGCCGCTAGAGATAAAGCAATTAAAAAAGCAATGAAGAAACAAGATGCTAAGGAAAGTATGTTTGATAGTATTATAGATGAAATGATTGCAGAAGAAATAGAAGGAACAACTGTTGATGAAGCAGAAGTTGTTATGGCAGTTAGAGCATTAGCAGATGACATTCAAGACCAAGTTGAAAGACTTGGTAGAATGAAAAACGAAGACATTCCTGCTATATCAGATTCAATGATTAGTGAATTTGGCTTAGAAAAAGCACAAGGTTTTAAAGAACAAGCAGAACAAATTTTAGACGATGCTTTACAAAGTTCAAAAAGTTCTAAAGAAGGAATTGATGGACTTATAGGAAGTATAACAGGAGTTGGTTCTCTAGGAACTAGCGACTTAGAAGCAGAAGAGCCAATGGGATTAGATGCACCGGCAGACGGCGTTGACCCAATGGCAGATATGGATTTAGATGTTAACGAACCTGCGGCGGCTGGACCAGAGGAAGAGCCACTAGGCAGAGCACCAGTAGAGTTGTAAAATGCTCATTAATGAGGTCATTCAGAAAGTAAATGAATCCTACTACGAAGATTTAATTGTAGCAATTCAAGACGAATTATCTAAAGGAGAAGTTCAACAGAATGGCGAAATGGATACTGAAGAACTTCAAATGAGACTTTCTCAACTAAACTTTGATTTAGATATAGAAGATTTAATTAAAGCAGTTGAAGATAGTGGATTTGCAAGTAGCCAAGATAGCGATGTCATTAAACTTAAAGGTGAACTACCAGCAGATATTAATACAGATGTAGAAGATCCTAGTGATAGAGTAGGCGATTTAGCAGGTAACCAAGCAATGAAAGATATAAAAGCGGAGTTATAAAATGCCAGGAATATTTGTAACGGCGGCTAATGCCAGAACTAAAAGCAGAAACAATACTGTAATTCACAGTGAAATTACTTCAATAGAAAATGCCGTCTATGCCAATATAGATGCAGGTGTTTTATATGCAAACGTTAATAATTCCACAATGACTAATAGCAATGTATATTACAATGTTCATAAAAGTATTACAACAGATGCTACTAAAAAAGATCAATTAGATTATGTTAAAAAATATTTTAAAGATTTAGGATATGGCGTAAATATTGTTTCAGATCCTAGTTCCAATACACATCTACAATGGAACATTTCCTGGTAGACTATTAGGACTTCAATTTATTTGACAAATCAGCACTACTTCATATAAGTAATACTACATTCACAAGATATAACTTATATGTTACAAACAAAATACGAATACCCCAAACTAAAACGAGTTACAGCAAAGTCCGGTCAACGCCAATATACAGGTGATGATAATAATCCTGTGCCAAGTGTTACAACAATTTTATCAGCAACAGGTGATAAGACTGCTCTTATTGCCTGGCGTAAACGTGTAGGTGAAGCAGAAGCAACTCGTATAAGCACAGAGTCAGCAGGACTTGGAACTAAAGTTCATAATGCTTTAGAAAAATATATCCTACTTGAAGAATATGAAATTAAAGGAAATAATCATATAAGTGTAATGGCCAAGAATATGGTTAATGAAATGATAGATAAAGGCCTTAGTAAAGTAGATGCTATATATGGTGTTGAAGTCGGACTTATAGCACAAGGATTATACGCAGGAACATCAGATGCAATCGGTATGTATGAAGGCGAAGAAGCAATCATCGATTTCAAAACTGCTAAAAAAATTAAAAAACGTGAATGGATTGAAGACTACTTTATGCAAGGTTGTGCTTATGCATTAGCACATAACGAAATGTTTAATACTAAAATTAAAAAAGTAGTTATATTAATGGTAGACAGAGAAGGCAACTTTGCTGAGTTTACTATTAAAGATGACGAATTCGTTGAATATTGCAATAAATGGTCCGATAGACTTACAGATTACTATTCTAAGTAATTTATAAAAGTGATAAATACATACTAACTAGGAGATAGATTAGTATGGCTACGAGCAACAACGCAGTAATTATTTCAAGGATCCAGAATAGACGTGGTCTAAAGCAGGATCTTCCAAAACCTTTACGATCAGGGGAGATTGGTTTTGCAACAGATACAAGACAAATTTATATAGGCGGCGACACCGACCTACTTGTCAACTCTGGACTTAATAAAGTTGCACAGTTTGAAAAAACACCATCGTCTATTAACTACACAAGAGATATTGCTAATTTACAAATAATTAAATTTGAAGTTCCAGGTAAATTTTATGCCAAAGGAGATGCTACATGGAATAGCATTAATAAAGTTACATCTTGGATAGGCAGTGACGTATTTAAAGCAAGTGCAACAGTATTTACTAATTTAGATACAAACGAAAAATTTACATCTACCGATATGAACGTTACTAGAGATGGAGTCATCTTAACAGGCGACGACTTAACAAGTTCTGTTGCTAGTGTAGCCGCAGACAAAGATTATGCATTCTTGCAAGGTGGAACGAATGCAAGTGATTCACAAAATTTAGGTTTTAGAACAGCACCGCTAACAACTGAAGAAATTGGTTTAACATATTACGGTAATGCAACATTAATTACTGCATTATCTAAAACATCACCTAATACTGACGTTGGTAATTATGTAACAGGTGTAACAAGTTTTTATAACGATGCTACTTTATGGACAAACTTAACAGGGCAACAGATTCCAAGTTATAGACAATTAAACAGTAAAAACATCAGAGTAGCACCTTCAACTGGTGTAGGTTATATTGGATTAGAATTTGGTAAACATATAACCCCGTCAACAGATATTAAATACGCACCAGGAACAATTTCATATGCAAGTCCAACATTAGGAAAACTTTTTGTAAGTAGAAACAGCGACATAGAAACATCAAAAGCATTTACTGTAAGTGGAAGTAATGTTGTAATTACAGCAGATCCAACAATTAAAAGTTATAGTGTAAGTGCTCCAACAAACTATGCATACTTATCAGGCGGCACAGGCTGGATTAATAATAAAGTTATGCAGGTAGTTGCAGTAAATGGTTCTACAAATTTTACAGTTGCTATACCAAGCAATACAGCCTCTTACACAAGGTCTATAACGTCAAAAGATAGTGGTAATGCTGATACAATATCAATGACAGTTCAAGACTCAGATCTAATATCAGTAGGTGACGGTGTAACATTCTTAAATAATAATTCAAGTAACGCAAAAATAGATAACGGTGTTGTTACAGCAGTAACACCTGCAACTAAAAGTGTTACAGTAAATGGATTAACAGCAGGAGCAAGTATAGGTGCAGGTAACTTGTTTATAACACATGGTGGTAACAGTAACAGCAACGTAGTAGTATATTCTGTAAATCATGGATTTGATAAAACAGAAAATGTTAATGTATCAGGAAACGGAAGTTTTAGTGCGTCAATGGCTATTACAAGTAATTGCGAAGCAAGTGCAAACGCATTCTCAGTTACTACATCTTCAGCAGTTACATCAGGTAATAACGGTATTACAATTACACCTGTATTAGTGAACGGAACTACTTCGATAACTCCTGTAATTTCAACAGATTTATCAAACATAACAATTACAAGTGGAACAGATGTAGGTTCAGTTGTAGCAAGAGTGAATGGTCTTAACAAGTGGCCTAAACTAAACAAAGTTCCAAACTCCGACAATCAGTTATACTTAACACATGCTGAATCATTCCAAAAGCAACCAGAATGGTATGAAGGATTTAGAATACATTCAGACTCTGCTTTTACGCAAAATAAGTTAGGTTTAACAGTAGGAAATTATGATAAAACAGATTCTACTATAAAAGCAAAATTAGAAGATTGGTTGTTTGGTGCATTTGCAAAAGAACCAAGATTTAATTACTTTAAAAATGTATATGTAGGTGGCGGAGCATCCGGCATATTTTCAAATTCAACTGTTGGTGGTTCTACTGTAACTTTTACAAACTACAGTTTAACAATCGACGAAGATTTAAAAGAAGCAACATTTGGTTCACGCGAAGAGGCAAGAGACTTTGCAGAAATATGTAACAACATATACTTTACAAGTCAACAGTCAGGATTGACTGGTTATAATAAAGGCTTACTTAATCTTAAAACTAACATAGAACTACTTACAAGAGATGCACTAGAAGCCGGTGAGGCTACAACAGCCTTTGCAAGTCCTGAATCTATTGCAATACCAAACGGCACAGGTAATAACATTTTAACAAACCTTGACCCTGATGCATATAATACATTCTTTGTAGAATACAGTATGAAAGATACTAATTCTAATACATCTATTAATTACAGTCGTATAGGTTCAGTAATGTTTGGTGCAGATAAAGATCAGCAAGTAGCATATATAAACGATCAATATTCAGATAGCAAACAAAATATATCAGTTGGTAACGTAGATCTTTATGTTAATTATGTAACAGGAACAGACAAGTTTGACCTTAGGGCAAACAACACTTTAAGTCCTGCATCTTCCGTAACGATGAATTACATCGTTCGTAAGTGGAAATCTTAATCTAAGATTTCATGTTTGAAAAGCATCACACACCTCAAGATCGCCAAAGAATTTGGAGAGACTTTCGCAGTCGCGAAGATTTAACTGTAGATATTATAGTAAAAGAATTTAGTAAAATAAAGGTCCTAGATAGATACTTAGATTACTATACACCTAAAACTTGGCCCAATGTCTTTACTATATTATATGATGGAATGTTTTGCCAAACTGGTATAACCTTACTAATGATTGCAACATTAGATTTTAAAAACTTCATAAAAGATGACCAGTTAATTTTACCTGTGATAAGTAATAACGAGATCGGAAATACAGGTATAGTTTTTGCTTTTAACAACAACTTCCTTAATTTTGCCCCCGGAGAATTAGTCCCCAAGGAAATAGCCTTAGAACAAGGCACGTTGTTTCAGACTCATAACATTGAAAAAAAGTTAATTTATACTTGACTTTAATGCAGTTTTATATTACAATAAAACTCAGGTAAATATATTTTTTAAAACAAAAACAATACGGATTTTTTACACACATGCAAGTTATAAAGAGAGACGGAACACTAGAAGACTTAAACATAGACAAGTTACACAAGGTTGTAATGTATGCTTGTGAAGATATAACAGGCGTTAGTGCATCACAAGTCGAAATCAATAGTCAGATACAATTCTTTGATTCAATCAAAACAGAAAGTATTCAAGAAACACTTATTAAAAGTGCCGCAGATCTTATCTCAGAAGAAACACCAAATTATCAGTATGTAGCAGGTAGACTTATTAACTATCATTTGCGTAAGCAGGTATACAATACATTTGAACCTCCTTGCTTATGTGATATTATACAAGATAATATAGACGCAGGATTTTATGATCCAGAGTTTACAGAACTATATACTAAAGATGAGATAGATGATCTTAATAAACATATTAACCATGACCGAGATGAAGTATTAACCTATGCGGCCATGGAACAGTTTCGCGGTAAGTATCTTGTGCAGAACAGAGCAACTGGTGAAATATTTGAAACACCACAAGTTGCATATATGATGATTGCGGCAACATTGTTTGCAAAGTATCCTGCAGAAACAAGAATAAGTTATGTGAAAGCATATTACGATGCTATCAGCACATTTAAAATTAGTTTGCCTACACCAATTATGGCTGGCGTAAGAACACCACAAAGACAATTTAGTAGTTGTGTATTAATTGAAACTGATGACAGTTTAGATAGCATTAATGCAACCACAAGTGCTGTGGTTAAATATGTAAGTCAAAAAGCAGGTATTGGTATTGGTGCAGGAAGCATTAGAGCAGTTGGTTCTAAGATTAGGAGTGGAGATGCTACCCATACAGGAGTTATCCCCTTCTATAAACTATTTCAATCAGCAGTTAAGAGTTGTAGCCAAGGTGGTGTAAGAGGCGGAGCCGCCACACTATACTATCCTATTTGGCATTTGGAAGTTGAGGACTTACTAGTATTAAAGAACAATAAAGGTGTTGAAGACAATCGTGTTAGGCACATGGATTACGGTGTGCAATTTAATAAACTTATGTATGAAAGACTTATTAGTGGCGGTAACATCACATTGTTCTCACCTAAAGATGTTCCTGGTTTATACGATTCATTCTTTACTGATCAAGGCAAGTTTCAAGAGTTATACGAAAAAGCAGAACGTATGACAAGTATTAGAAAGAAAAGTATTCCTGCTATAGAACTTTTTAGTTCCTTTGTAACAGAAAGAAAGGACACAGGTAGAATTTACTTGATGAATGTAGATCATGCAAATACACATGGCGCATTTATTGAAAAGTTAGCACCAATTAGACAAAGTAATTTATGTTGTGAAATTAATTTACCGACTAAACCTCTTTCACATATTAATGATGAAGAAGGTGAAATTTCGCTTTGCACATTATCTGCGGTTAATTGGGGTGTAATAAAAGATTTAGATGAGATGCAAAAAGTATGTAACTTGGCTGTAAGAGCATTAGATGAGTTATTAGATTATCAGAGTTATCCTGTATTAGCGGCAGAACTTAGCACAATGAAAAGACGTCCACTAGGTGTAGGTATAATTAATTTTGCATATTGGATGGCTAAACATGATAGCACATATCAACAACCTAATTTAGAACTTATCGACGAATGGACAGAAGCATGGAGTTATGGCCTTATAAAAGCAAGTGCAGATTTGGCTATTGAAAAAGGTAAAATATCAGGTAATGAAGAAACAAAATATGGATTAGGCATAACACCTAATCAAACATATAAAGAAGAAGTAAACGAGTTAGTTAAACACAAAGAACGTATGGATTGGAAAGGATTGCGTAAACAACTTAAAGAAACAGGCATCCGTAATTCAACACTAATGGCACTTATGCCTGCAGAAACATCAGCACAGATTAGTAACAGCACAAATGGTATTGAACCACCACGTAGTTATGTTAGCATCAAGCAAAGTAAACATGGTGTGTTAAAACAAGTAGTGCCGGGTTACCCAAGATTAAAAAATAAATATGATCTACTGTGGGACCAAAAGTCGCCAGAAGGTTATTTAAAAATTATGGCTGTATTACAAAAATATATTGACCAAGGCATTTCGGTAAATACATCATACAATCCGGAGCACTACGATGAAGAAAGAGTTCCGATGAGTGTGTTGCTTGGCGACATTATTAACTTTTATAAGTATGGTGGAAAACAACTATATTATAATAACACATTTGATGGCCAAGGCGAAATAGATATTAACAAAGAAAAAGTAGATCAACCAATGTTTGTCTCTACAGAGATTGTAGATGACGAAGACTGTGAGAGTTGTAAAATTTGAGTAAAAGAAAAAAATTGAGTGTATTAGACGTAAAAAATAAATCCGATCATACTAAAGCAAACATGTTTCTTGACGAAAATGGTGGCCTAGGTGTGCAGAGATTCGATGTTCTCAAATATAAACAATTTGAAAAACTTACAGACAAACAGTTAGGATTTTTTTGGAGACCTGAAGAAGTTGATATTCTCAAAGATGCTACTGATTTTAAAAATCTTACTGATTTTGAACAGCACATTTTTACTAGTAACCTAAAAAGACAGATACTACTAGATAGTGTCCAAGGTCGCTCACCTAATCTTGCTTTTTTGCCTATAGTAAGTTTACCTGAACTAGAAGCATGGATCGAGACGTGGGCGTTTAGTGAAACAATTCATAGTAGGAGTTATTCACATATCATTAGAAACATATATTCAAATCCTAGTAAAGTGTTTGACGATATGTTAGAAATGGATGAAATTGTAAATTGTGCAGATAGCATTACTAAAAAATATGATGAATTGATAGAATTAAACGAACTTAGAAATAAAGGGTATAAGTCATACAGCGAATATGAACATAAGAAAGCAATTTGGTTATGTTTAATGAGTGTAAATATTTTAGAAGGTGTTCGTTTCTATGTGTCATTTGCTTGTAGTTGGGCATTTGCTGAACTTAAGAAAATGGAAGGTAATGCAAAAATTATTAAACTTATTGCACGTGATGAAAACGTGCATTTAGCCAGCACACAGCAAATGTTAAAATTATTACCACAAGAAGATAAAGACTTTGCTAAGATAAAAGAAGAAACTTATGCAGAATGCACACAGATGTTTTTAGATGCAGTGGAGCAAGAAAAAGCATGGGCAGACTATTTGTTTAAAGACGGAAGTATAATTGGCCTTAATGCTGAGTTGCTAAAACAGTATGTAGAATTTATTGCTGGTAAACGTATGCATGCCGTAGGACAAGAAAAAATATTCAATACAGGCACAAATCCTCTTCCTTGGACTCAACAATGGATTGCAGGAGGTAGTGTTCAAGTAGCACCACAAGAGACTGAAATTAGTTCTTATGTTATCGGCGGAACTAAACAAGATGTGGAGAAAGACACATTTAAAGGTTTCAGTTTATAATCTATAACAATTCAAGCATTTATAAATACTAACATGTATAACTTAAAAGAAGACTTAGGTAAAATAAAATCTATAAAACTAGCCAACGGAGTTGAAATTATTGCAACTCTACTTGCTGTTGATGAAAAGAACGAACTTGTAAATTTAGGCGAGCCTAGAGTTATTGTTATTAACGATGATGAACTAGCACTTATTCCTTATATTTTTACAGGTGCATCAGAAGAAGTAATGGTTAAGACCACACAAATCCAATCCATGGTAAATACACTTCCACAAAGTGCAACTGATTATACTAATATTATTGAAGGCAATCAACCAGAAGATTAGTATTAGATAAATACTAATATGCCAGGAATAGCAAGAGTATCAACAGACACCGCACAGGGAATTATCACTGGGCCAGGTTCATCCACAGTCAAAGCAGATGGAAAAAGAGTGTCATTTGAAAATGATAAGGTTGCTGGTCATGGAGATTCTCCGCATTCAGCACCAACATTAACATCAAATTATTCTACTACTGTTTTCGCAGATAACAAAATGGTATGTAAACAAGGAACGATTGCAACATGCGGTCATGCTGTATCACCAGGTTCCGGAACAGTTAAGGTTCCGTAGATGTGGCTAAATTACTATCTGTAAGAGGCCCACACGCCAGAAGCACAAATAATACACTAAGAGTTCAATGGAACATGGGAAATCCATGCAATTATCAGTGTGAATATTGTCCACCGATACTACACGATGGCTCTAAACCTTGGTTTAATACAGAGGTATACATTGACACTATAAAACGCCTAAACACACACTACAAGACCTTAAACAAAGTCTTAGACTATGAATTAATAGGGGGAGAAGTAACTGTAATACCTGGATTTGAAGACATTATACGAACTATACGAGAAAGCGGATCAAGATCATTAGTGTTTACAAATGGCGGCAGAACAGTTAATTGGTGGTCTAAAGCAAAATATTACTTAGACTCGATTGTATACACATACCATCCTTTAAGTCAAGATAAAGAGCACTTTAAGGCGGTTTTAAACGAAATTAAGGACTTTGTGCATGTAGATATCAACATTGCCGGTATAGGCGGCACAGTCGACGAATTAGGCGTGTTAGTAGAAGAGATTAGAGGCTTGTTTAAAGACTGTAATCGTAATAGGTATGATAGTGTTAGTATATGTGTTAAAACCATGTATAAGAAGTTACTAGGCGCTCGTAGTAAGCAGGAAACATTTTGGGAATACACTGACAGTGAGTTAGAAGTGTTAAGTAGACCAGGCATTAAGCCGCAAGAAAGTGTGCAACCTCAAGAAAACTTCGTGCAGAGAAATGCGCCTGATCCTAAAACATATATGACAGAGTTTTTATATGATGATGGAACTGCTAGGTATGTGCAAAATCATCAGATTATAAATGAAGGATTAAATCAGTTCTACGGCATGAGATGTCATTTAGGATTTGAAAGTTTAAACATAGATGCTAATGGTGATATGTATAGCAGTTGGTGTGGTGCAATGAATTTTGGCAACATATCAGATGCTGAATGGAACTTGCCTGAAGTAGGATTTGTTTGTCCAATAACTAATTGTAATAATCTAAGCGATATTTCAATTACTAAGACCGCTGTTGATACAGTCTAACTTTCTTCCTATCATTTTAGACAGAACATAATATACTTTCTTTTCATACTCAAAACGCAAATCAAAAGATTGTAATGACCAGTCATCACATAATGCATTTGAAAATATTTGCATTTCTTCGTAGTTACCAAAAAGATGGCCACTTACAGAAAGATATCTGTCATCTTCACGTGGCATTTCAAACATTTGTGTATTAGGTAAAATTAAATTTAATGGGTCGTCTAATATACTCTTACCTTTAACTTTCTTAACAAAATGCTTAAGATAATGATAACCTTGTGTAGTTTTTTCTAGGGTAACTTTATTTGAATCTTCTTTATGTATATCGTATAACCATTTGCCATCTTCATTGATTATATTACTCATGTCTCCGGCAATACAGTCACCATGGTATTCAAAAACGTTTTCAAACATTTCGTTTATAAGTTTTAAGTCTGTTTTATTATGCTTAAACTTATAAAACTGTATTTGTTTATTTTTGACTGCATTTAAATTATCTTGTAGAATATGCCAGTCTGTATTTAGAAATACTTTGTCAACTATTCCTGTTGTTTTAAAAACAAAGTAAGCACCTAAATTGCTTAGGTTTTCGTATAGCATTGTATCACCCATGCCATATGTAACTATTGTAGAGGATATGTGACTATTTGTTAAAAACTTTACAACTTTTTCTATGTCTGTATAACACATTGGATCGCCAAATACTGAGATAAAATCTACATGATCTATATCATCCAAAGTAGAAATATAATCTATTAAAGAATTTGATTCAAGTTGATAATCAACTTTACGTTTGCCAAATCTATGGTTTACCCATTGTCCTTGAGCAGACAAAGGATTAAAAACTATCGAATCTGTTGTTGTATCAATTATTAAGTTCATAAAAAAAGCACTAGTATTTAGTGCTTCTTTTATTTGTTTTTATAAACTAGTGGTTACGGTTTTTCACCAGCCAATGGAGCAACAGCATACGAAATCACTGCTTCGTAATCATTTGCATCATCGTCATAGTAGTATTCGTCTGCAACATTTAAGTCATTAGCACTACCATCTGCGGCATAAACACCAATTGAATATTCTTCAACTATTGTTTTACTACCCACTGTTCCTTTAACAGCAAAGTTGTAAATACCTGGAGTAATACTTGCTGGTGCTAGTGTTGAGTTTGAAGTATCTGCTGTAACAACGCCTGAACTTGGATCAAATGTCATCCATGGTGATAAAGGACTAAAGTCAATAACTGCAACATTACTTGCAGATCCACTTACACCAATATTAATATTTGCACTACCACCGTAAGCAATATCAAATAACCTACCTGATGGAACAGTTGCAAATGATACGTCTGTGCTTTGTGGTGCATAAGCAAGTGAGAAACTAACGTTACCTGAATCTAATGATTTACCTTCATCAAATGTTAGGTTGCTGTAACTTAATAAAGTATTTGCACCGCTGGCATCTGAAGATTTTCTTGCGTAAATATGGCCTTCAGTTACTAATGTTGATTTAATTTGGTTTGCATTATGTGAATCGTATATATCTATATACTGGGCACATATACCTGATGTAATTGCAGTTGAAACTGAAGTTCCGTTTTGCCATACATAGTTTGAAACATTGCCACTGTCTGCAATCATTACGTCTTGTCCAATTGCAAAAATATCTAATTTAGCATTGTTATTAACTGCTCTTTCTACATCAACGTTTGCTGATGTATTAACAATTGGTCTGTTAGTTAAATCCATAACTCTGAAGTCAGTATCGACTGATCCCACAGTAATAACAGTATCAAGTCCACCTGGTGAGTAAGCATCTACTTCTCCGCCTTCATTACCTGCCGCCGCTATTATAAGTAATCCATCATCTAGTAGATCATTAAGGGTATCATCAATCAATTGACTCTTTGTCATTGTGAATGGCATGCAAACTACTTTTGGCTCTGCGGCATCATTCGCAGAATGGTGAGTTGAAACTTGATTTAAAGCACCAATAACTTCTCCAATTGAGATATTACCTGCACCTTCGTTAAACATTTTAACATTAAATAAGGTTGCATCTGGTGATGAACCTAAGTTGTCGCCTACAATAAGACTTGCCATTGCTGTTCCATGACCGTTGCTGTCTGCAAAGCCAGTTGCAATAGATGTATTGTAAAGGTTTGTGATAGTTGAACTACCGAATTCGTTGTGAGTAGCATTTACTCCAGTGTCTAATAAGTAGACTTTTGCATTTGTTCCAGTGCTTATAGGACTCCATGAAGGGTTATTACTTGCGTCTAATCCAGCAAATTTTCTAAAAGCATTGTTTACTGTAGCAACAGAAAGATTACTTGTAACCTCGTCTGTTTCTAATTGACTGCTTTTAAGTCCGTTTATTGCCGCTACTTGCTCCGACGTTCCGTCGACTTTGTAACTACCAAGCATGTTATAGTTAGTAGTTATTGTTGCACCGGCATTAGTAATCGCAGTATTACATTGATCAGATGTAGAGTGAACTGCTTTATCTATTTTGATGATATATGATGCCATTTAAAACTCCAATTGTAAGTTTGATATTATAAGTATATTTATCACATTAATAAAGATAATTTTACTTACTTGGTATTTATATGAATTTTGCTTTAGGACATCCTAATTCTGTTTTATTACAGGACCACATGTGTGTCTATACTATACAGAAACCAGACGATAATTTAACATTATTAGATAGATATTATAACGAGTTAAAAAACTTTGATGGATGCACCTTAATGTTAAGTGGGGGCTCAGACAGTCAATTTATGTTAAGACTGCTTCAACATTTTAACATAAAATTTAATCCGATTACTTATAAAACAACTTGGAAAGGCGGTGTCGTAAATACTGACGATGTAATATATGCTCAAGAAGTAGCAAAAAAATTTAGTCTTGATTTAGAAATTATAGATTTTGATTTAAAAGAATTTTATGATGGCAATCATCATATGAAGTGGGGTAGAAAGTTAGGTATTTCTAGTCCACAAGTAGCAATGCATTTAGAATTTATAGACAGACATATACCTTCTAATAGCAAACTAGTAATGGGCGGCGATATGCCATACTTGCTTTATGGGGAAGGCAGACGAGGAGTATCAGACATCTATCCAAGTGCATTTGTTGGGTTAGATTACTTGAATATGGATACTCCGGATTCAATTATAGGAACTATTAAACCGTATCATGATATTTGTGAAAACAAAGACATACAGTTAATTAAAAACATATCTTATTGTTCTCCACAAGCACTATATCAAATACTAGAGCAACAAATAAACATAGTTAAAGAGCAACAAATACACCTTATTTACAGCACAGACGAGCCACAGTTTAGAGAAATGTTAGAATTTAAAAAAGCAGTATGGAATTCTATACTTCCAGGAGACGTTGATACTTTGATGAAAGTAGGCGGCTTTGAAAGGCTAAAAAAAGTTCTTGCTATTCAATCCGGAATATATAATCAGTATGACAAAATGTATCGCGAACCTATGCAATCATATAAAACTAAAACAGAAAGTTTTAGATTCAAACTCAAATTCGATGATGCAACAAAACAACTACCTAAACGTTTCGAAGACGCAATAAAAAAATCTAACAGCCAATGTGTTAACGGATTCCATTTTGACTTCTAATTGAGTCATAATCAATACTATTTTTAAAAACCGATATAAATAGAAGTTATAAACTAATATAACATATCATTATTTTGGTTATATAGGTTTTAAAAATTACCTCCTTACATTTTAATCATTTTTTAGTCAATGTGCAGTTGATTTTGATAAAGATGTAATACAACATAGATATAAACATGAGTCAACATACCATTTCTAAACTTAAAGATAGAGCAGAACTATTTACATTAATAAGCATTTTTTTAGTTAGTATTGTAGCACTAACACCTGTAACATGAGATATACTTTATGTTACATGATGCTACTATTTGCCGCACAGACTGATAACATAGCAGGCATTTTACGTGGCTTACGAGATGTTAATAATGCACCTTATTATATGGAACCTAAAAATGATCATTAAACGTCTTTTAAAAACAATTTACAAATACTGGATAGCACCATGGCACCCGATCAAGTAAGAGACGCAACACCCGAAGAACAAGCAGAGTGGTTCGAAACTGACTTTTTTATGAAAGGTGATTTTGATGTATTACAAATGTTTGTGGTTATACCAGCAGTAATCCAAGTAGCAGTATTTGGATTAATGTTAGCAGTAATGTATTTAAATACGTTTTTGTTTTGATTATTAATGCAATAAAGGCTGTAATAGGCGTAGGCAAAGCAGGAAAATCTTTTAAAATAACACCCTTGCGAATAATTCTATTTGCATTTCTTGTAGCACTTTTATTCTTAGGAACAATATCCGGACTACTTTTACTAGCAAGCCTAGTCATATAAATAACACTATGGACGGCATAATTTTAGCGGCAGGATTTATAGCATCAATCTATGGTATTATAGGACTGCTTATTGGCTCTGAAGGAGCAAAAGGTATAACCTTACCTTACACTACTAGGTCAGGAGCAAGGCACACAGCAAAAGCAGAAAGGTCTGAACACATAGTTTAATCCGCAAATAGCATAAATACATACATATAACACACTTTGTGGTTAGGTAGGAGTAACAACACATGGCAGTAAAAGATATGAATTACCGCGACCGCGGTTTACTATTAAGCATGTTTGCACATCAGTGCTATTGCGAACCAAACGATTTATTAAAAGCAAGACCAGGCATTAAAGACTTGGCACCTCTCAAAAAATTTTTAAACAAACCCCTTCCCCCAACATACATAGACGTTGACGGTGCACAGGCTTATGTGATGAGTGATAAGGACGATGTCCTTATTGCATGTAGAGGCACGGAGCCGACAGCACTAAACGATGTCTTAGCAGACCTCAAAATGTTTCCTGTAAAACATCACTTAGGTGGTAGAGTTCACAGAGGCTTTTATGCAGAGTATAACAAAGTTATATCAGGCATCAAAGAAGCATTAGAAAAACATGATAAGAAAGGCACTAAAACAGTATGGGTATGTGGACACAGTTTAGGTGGTGCAATGGCAGTTTTAGTAGCGGCTGAATTACAACCAAACGGTGGACTACATACATTTGGTCAACCAAGAGTAGGTAATGCTGAATTCCTTAAATGCTTAGATGGTATTTCATATTACAGATATAGAAATAATAATGATATAGTAACCGCAGTTCCACCAAGTTGGTTATTCTTTAAACACGGTGGTGTGTTAAGATATATTAATACATACGGTAACATCAGAACGGCTACATGGGCTCAACGATTAAAAGATAAATGCAGAGGCCATTGGATGGCATTAAAATCTTTTAATCTTATAGACGGTTTTGCAGATCATTCAATGGGCAAATATCATGAGTATATTGCTAATATGGATGACAGCGGCGAGCAACTACCAAAGTAGGTATATAACTATTTCTAGCCAGATCGATAAATATTAGCATGTCAAAAACACCTTATGAAATTAGATTAGACTTAGTTAAAGAAGCAAGAGAAATTCTTCAAGCCAAGGCCAAAAATCCAGAAGACATGCCCACCACAGAAGATGTGCTACATGAGGCAGAACGCCTTAATGAGTTCGTTTCAAAAAAACCATTCCAAGAAAGATAAAATCATTAAATACTATTTGAATTAAGTAATACTTAAGGCTGGTATAGCTCAGTTGGTAGAGCAACTGATTTGTAATCAGTAGGTCGTCAGTTCGAATCCGACTACCAGCACCAATTTAAATTTAAGAGAGACAGATATGCCAAAGGCAAACACAACAAAAACAAAAGCAAAAACTCCAGCAAAAAAGAAAACAACTAAAGTAACACCTAATCCTTGGAATGGAGAAGTTATTGCGGCAAACATTCAAAAGAATGCAGAGCAAATTAGCAAAAATATTAGTGCAAATGCAGAAAGAATAAGTGCAAATATTAAAGCACTGATGGATAGATAGTTTTAGGGGCCATAGCTCAGCCGGGAGAGCGCCTGGTTTGCAACCAGGAGGTCGGGAGTTCGATCCTCCCTGGCTCCACCATTTATAAGGAAGATAGTTGAAAATAATTGATAACGTAATGTCAAACGAAGTCCAAAACAAATGGATTGAGTATTACGAAAATGAAGCAACATTGTCTTATACCGGTGCGGAAACTCCAGGCGGAGCAGTTCACACACAAATTGTTATAAGTAGAAAGCAACTTATAGAAATTTTTGAAATTGATACTTGGCTACAACAACATTTAGATATAAGCCTAAATAAATTGCACCGCTACTATATTAACGTGTATAGGCGTGGAGATGAATTAAAAGGCCATAGAGACTTTAATCTTAAAGATGACACAAAATTTTTAAATGTAATTATTTGTTTAAACCCACATGCAAACAATAACTCAGGTATAGAAATAGACGGAGAGTTTGTAGAGGACAAGTTTAATAGAATGGTTATATTAGATGGAGCAAGAGAACACCATAAAGTTATTGCTCCAACAGATGATGTTATTAGAATAACATTATATTTAGGCTTTATAGAAACAGATACCCCAACGGTATGGGGCAAGGTTCACAGAGGAAAGAATCATTGGCACTTAAAGGATTATAGAAATGGAAGTAAATAAATTAGACCCACGTTGGGACAATCAAATTGTAAATTACAATTTAGAAAAACATAACTGGCGTCAGTATTTCTTAGACGCAGTTCAAGAAAAATATCCCCAAATTGAAACATTAGAAACTACTCACAAAGTAATGGAACCAAGAGATTTAAACGACTTTGCATGGAACATACAACGTATATGTAAATCAGAAGAGTTTGCAAGAAAGTTAGATGACTTTTTTGAAGATGTTATATCCCCACAAATAGACGGTGAGGATTTTATGATACAAGACGTAGTTGGTTTGCGTATGGTAATACCTGACCAAGCAAAGCATGGTAGAACATTAAACTTTCATCAAGGTATTTGGTTTGGCCATGGCCCGGGCATGTATAGTATTTGGACACCGCTCACAGAAGCATGGGGCACAAACACTATGCAAATACTTCCATGGGAAGAAAGTAGAATGATCACACAAAAGACCTATGATGAACAATTAAGTTATCAAGAGATACAAGCATTGTGTTTAGAACATTCAATTCCTTGCACAACATCTCCAGGACAAAGTTGGTTATTCCAACAAGGTCACATACACGGAAACGTAAACAACGACACAGATATTACACGTTGGAGTTTCGACACAAGAATTTTAGTTAAAGGCGGCAACTATGGTAGACGTAGACCAGGTGCTTACTTTAGACTATTTAGGAACTACAGACAGTCTATAAGTAATGTAGACACAAGTAGAACATGGATTAACTACATTGACATGAACAGTCGTTTTTGTAAAACAACACCATTCTTTATCACAAGCATACAGATGGATAAGTTTTGTAAAGACGTAGGCATTGTGCCAGTAGACTATCCTTTAGAATTAAGTTTTTGTCATTGGGAACCAATGCTTGAAGACTTTATAAAAGACCCTAACATAACTGGTATAGTTTTGCCAAGTATTTTAGGAATAACAGAAGACAAAGAAAGGCGAGATTATCTATTTAATTTAGCATTAAGTAATGATACCCATTTACTTTTTGCTGATGAGAGTATATACTTAAACAATGACTCAGAATTAAACTATATCAATGCGATTTTCGAATATATAAACAATGAAGAAGATCCAGATTTATTATTAGGACACACAAGGTAACCAACAATGGCTAAAAAGAAAAAACCCACAGCAACAAAGAACACAACTGCTCCAGCATCACAGAAAAGTCAAGCAGTAACTCCGGCAGAAGAAGATAGCCTGTATCAATTATTAGATTCAAAGGTTGAGATACCTCTTTCTACATTAAGAAACAAGCATATCTTTATAGCAACACCATGTTATGGAGGAGCAATGGGAGAACCATACTTTAGAAGCATGATGAGATTTGTTATTTTGTGTAACAAATATAATATTCAATACACAGTTAGCACACTAGCAAATGAAAGTTTAATTACTAGAGGCAGAAACACATTAACAAGTTTCTTTATGGAAAATACAGCGGCAACACATTTATTTTTTATTGATGCTGACATTGAGTTTAATCCTGAAGATATACTTAGAATGGTTGCATACGATAAGCCAGTTGTTGTAGGCGCATATCCTAAAAAAGCAATTAATTGGACAAGCATCTTAGGAGCCGCAAGAAATCCAGATATGAATGAAAATGCAGAAACAATCGAAGGACATAGTTCAAACTATGTTGTAAACTTTGATTTCTTAAAAGATAAAGACGGCAAACCAACTCCACAAGTCCAGGTCATTGACAACTTAGTTAAACTAAAAGATGCCGGGACAGGATTTATGTGTATAAGGAAAGATGTCATACAGCAAATGTTTGATAAACACCCAGATACAAAATATGTTAATGACATTAATGTAGATCAGAAGTTTGAGCCATTTATGTATGCATTGTTTGATTGTATTATTGATCCAGAAAGCAGACGTTACTTGTCAGAGGATTATACATTCTGTAGACGTTGGCAAGAAATGGGAGGTGATGTTTGGTTAGATCCTAGAACAGCACTTAATCATGTTGGACATTATACATTCCGTGGTAACATTAGGAAACTGTTTACTGGCGAGAATAATCATAAAAGAAGTCAAGAGGCAGGATAATGAAAATATCAATATTACTTCCAACAAGAGGAAGAACAGAAGTATTAAAAACAAGTCTAATGTCTCTTTTAGATAATGTTAAAGAACCAAAAGAAATAGAAATTATGTTAGGCATGGATGAAGATGACACTGATGTCATATCCTATGTAAAAGACGAACTAGGGCCTATATTGCAAGAAAAAGGTGTTGAAACAAAAGCAAACATCTTTAAGCCGTTAGGATATACTAATTTACATCAATATGTAAATACATTGGCCGGGAATGCATCAGGAGACTGGTTGTTCTTTTGGAATGATGATTGTTTAATGGAAACAAAAAATTGGGATGAAGTAATAAACTCCTATACAGGACAATTTAAATTACTTGCACCTAATGACAACCACGACGGTCACCCCTATGCTATATTACCTATTGTTCCTAAGGATTGGTTTATACTTATGGGACACCTAAGTCAAAATGCACAGAACGATGCATGGCTAAGTCATATTGCATATATGTTAGATATTTTTGAAAGAATAGATATAAAATTTATTCATGACAGAGCAGATATTACAGGTAATAATGATGACGAAACTTTCCGCAATAGAAAGTATATGGAAGGTAACCCAGAAGATCCTGCAGACTTTGGTCATCCTAATATGCAACAAGCAAGAGTAAATACTGCTCATAAGATTGCTTGGTTCTTAGAAGCCACAAATAACGGTGATTTGACTTGGTGGGAAAAAGTAAAAGCAGGTGAGCAAGACCCATTTGAGAAAATGATTTGGAAAGATGGCGTAAAAGGTGCAGGACAGTTAGAAGCATTAGATAACGAACTACCCGATGATACTATAATTACCCTTTAAAATCAATAACTTAAAATCCTAAAAAAGCGGTTGACAAGCCGCTATTTTCTGCTATAATGTATACTTAATTGGAGTATTCATATGGCCACACATGCTATGATAGACATAGAAACACTAGGCACAAAGCCTGATGCAGTCATATTGTCTGTAGGAGCAATTAAGTTTGATCCTTTTAATAGCAATGAACCATTTGACGGAAAGCATTGGCGTCTCGATGTTGATGCACAAACAGAAAAAGGCCGCGAAGTTAATGAAGATACATTGGCTTGGTGGGCAAAGCAAGATCCTGAAATACAGGAAGATGCATTTGGTGAATCTGGAAGAACTGATGTATTTCAGTTTATGAAAGAATTAAATGCATGGCTCACAGGGTGTGAGTCTGTTTGGTGTCAAGGGCCACAGTTTGATATGGTTATATTAGAAAACTTCTTTGATACTTTTGGACATCATAAAAATTGGTTCTACTGGCAGATTAGTGATTGCAGAACACTATTCAAACTTATGCCAAGAGATCCTCGTAAAGATATCCAAGAAAACTTGCATAATGCTTTAGAAGATTCTAGGTGGCAAGCAGTATGCGTTCAGAAGTTCTATAGGGACTTCAAAGTGCTACCTAGATAATGAAAGTATGCACGTATGGTCTTTCGTAAATTGGGTTGGACAAAGTCCTGTAAATTCCCTAAGTGGACTGCATACTTTCAGTTTATTGTGCTCCGTTCGTCTAGTGGTTAGGACACCGGGTTTTCATCTCGGCAACAGGAGTTCGACTCTCCTACGGAGTGCCACTAAATAATATTATGGGACAATACACAGATAAGATTAATAAAATTGCTGAAGACTTTAATACTATAGAAGAGTATGAAGGTATTTCAAGCATACTTGCCCAAAATGGTTGCTTAATAATTACCTACAAACACGGTGGATATAAAATTACAGCAGGTGATAACGGTGGCGAATATAATGGATTTAAATTAAAACCAAACGAAGTAAAAATAGTTCCATCCCATGAGGAATATTATTTAACTCTTAAAAAACAATACGGTGGAAGAGAAGAAATAACGTTTACAGAACGTTTAGGCAAGTATAAAAAAAGACTAAATAATTTTATAGAAAGGAAACTTAAAAAATGATTTGGGTAGATATAACTGGACAATTAAGAAACAAAAAACTTATTGCTGAAATTTCAGAACAAATACTTAATGACTACTTACCTAAAACAAAAAGAAATAAATTTGTAGATGTATTTGTATCTACAGTATGTGATGATCAATGTGCTGGTCTTTGTTCTGGAGATAAGCATGGTGCAGAAATAGAGATAGCAAGAACGTCACATGGTGAGCGTTATTCATACTCTGAAATGATACAAACATTATGCCATGAACTAGTCCATGCAAAACAATTCTTAAAAGGTGAATTGCATGGTGTTAATATGAACCGTTGGTATAAACAAGATTTTTCAGAAGTGTCATACAGAAAACTCCCATGGGAAATGGAAGCCTATGGTAGCGAAAAATGGTTATACAAAACATTTTTTAAGGACGAACTTAAATTAGATTAATAAATATGAGTATGGAAATAAATTTAGTAGAACCAAAAGATACAGCATTACACACAGTTGCAAACATTAATCCGTTTGATGATAAAGATATTAATTGGGAAGAACGTGAAACAGAAATGTTTCAACTTATGAAAGATAGGTTCGGTATAGGCCTTGCTAGTCCTCAATTAGGCACCAACCATAGAATGTTTACAATGACGTTGTCATCAGGCGAAAACATAGGTGTTTACAATCCTGAAATATTAGAGTTTAGTAAAGAAACAGTTAGTATGGAAGAAGGATGTTTAACATTTCCATTATTATATTTCATAGTAACTAGACCAGAAAAAGTAAAAGTAAGATTTCAAACAGTAGATCAAGAAGTAGTTGAGGATTGGTTAGATGGCATAGATTCAAGATGCTTCCAGCACGAGTTTGATCATTTGCAAGGCAAATTATTTTTAGATTATGCTAGTGACATGAAACTGCAACGTGCGATGAAAAAACGTGATAAGCAAATTAAAATTTTACAAACAGATTTAGCCTTGCGTAAAATTGAAAATGAGTCTTAATTATCCATTCTGGGTTAATGACTTCGATAGAGTCAGAGACTATAAACAAAAATATCCTTTAGTAAGTAAGATATTCGAATATCCTACAGCATTCTGGTATGGTGAACGTAACGGCAGAGAAATGAAAGATTTAGATAAAAGTCTTAAAAGACTTTTTAGAAGAACTTTGCCTTGTTTACCTATACTAGTAATCTACAATTTACCTAATAGAGACATTGGCCAGTATAGCAAAGGTGGTGCAAAAACAAAAGAAAGTTATCTAAACTTTATAGAAAGTTTTGCAAAAGGTATCGGAGAATTGTCGCCAATGATAATTTTTGAACCAGATGCTTTACCTCATTTAGGAGAAATGGGAGACCAAGATAAAGCATTTAGAATTGAACTAATGAAAGAAGGATTAGAAATACTTACACGTTTGTCTAAGGCCCATGTTTATATTGATATTGGTCACAGCAATTGGTTATCTCCTTTAGAAGCAAGTAATTTAATAAGTTCTGTTACAAATGAGCATGTAAGAGGCTTTGCAGTCAATGTAAGCAACTACAGAACGTCTAAGGAGTCTTTAAATTGGAGTTTAAAGGTATGCGAATATAGAAGTAATGACTATTTTGTTATAGATACAAGTCGCAATGGTAACGGTCCTCATGGTAATGATTGGTGTAATCCTCCGGGAAGAGCATTAGGAACACCTCCTACTTGTGATACAGGACACGAAAAATGTGATGCTTTTATATGGGCAAAAGTGCCAGGCGAGAGTGATGGCAAATCGAATGGCGGACCTAGAGCAGGACGGTTTTGGGGTGAGATGGCTGAAGAATTAGTAAAGAATACTATTTGGATTTCTTAGTTCTTCGTTTAATACTTCTTTGCCTGTGTGCTTTGTAAAATGAAACATTCTAAAATCACTACCATCACAACGTTCAAATTCTTCTCTGTTTCTCACTAACGTATTAAACTCTGGTTGGTATCTAGCAACATCTATACCTTTATATATTGTGATAAAATTAAACATTGTTTCGTCACATATTTCTAATGCAAAGTTACCTGCTTTACTATATACTTCTTTGATTGTGTTTAAGTAATCCATTTCCTTCCATACATCTTTTGTTAAAGTTATCACACCATTATTGTTTTGCCATATCATTCTATTAGGCGCAACATTAAATATTTCACATAATTTTTCTGTTTTATTATGTATTCCTTTACCTGGTAAAGGCTTAGTATAATGTATTGCACATTCTACATCTAAAAAATTTTCTTTTAATTTTTGATTAGGTATACCTTTATGAATTACATCAAAGTCAATGTATGTTAGTTGATTATATGTTTTAAAATACTCTTCGAACAACATAAACTTAATATTAAATATATCGTTATGTCCCAACATAGGCATAGAGTATTTAGAAAATAGTTGTTTGCAATACTTAGTATCGTTTACAAATTTGTAATCGCTATCAAAGTAATCTGCTAACTCTTTATGCTTTTTAACAGACAGATCAATATAGTCTTGTGTATATTGTTCGTATATTTCTGGGACGTAAGCACCTGAAAGGTTGCTCCATGGAATATAGAATGTAAAGAATCCGTGCATGTAAGTATTTAACTTACTTTTAACTTACACCTGAAGGGTCTTGATCCTTCTGCATTTCGTCGTCAAAGTCTTTATCAGACATACCATCAATCTCTACTTCTTGTGGACCAGCAGTATCTGGTAATGCAGGAACTTCTAAAGAGTTTTCTAAGTAATGTTTTGCATCACTAATGTATCCTTTACTTTTAGTAATCTTAGCCTGCCACCAATGTGGAAAGTCAGAATCAGGAAGTTCATCTAACATTTTAAAAAGTTCTACAGCATATTTGCCTATTTGATAAATGTCTCGCCTAACCATGTCTCTTTCGTTATCAACATGACCTACAGCAAGTTTTTCAACTGACCCTGCATCTTTTTCGGTTACAATGCCTGCTAATTTTTGTATTCTTTCTATATCGTTCATACAACTATTTATCAATTTTATCTTCACTAAGAACTTTTAACTTTTCTATAAGTTGCTTTATTTCGTTTCTTTGATTGAATTGATTTTGGTTATGCTCGAGCATATCTAAACTTTCTTTGCTGTTTAAACGGTCTTGTAGTTGTTCTAAGGGCATAGCACATATCTCATCTATAAGTTTAAAGTAACTAATTACACATGCTTTATACGAACTATTATCAATTTCTGTATCAAAAAAGTTATCCCAACAATAATAACCTAATTCTGAAAGCATCGATGAATAATTAGGAATACCAAATCCTATAAATGGCACACCATACACAAAGTTCTTATATGTTTTTTCTGTTAAAAAAGAGTTATCTAATATTGCTAAATTTTCATCAAAAAGCAGATTGCTATCTAATCTTCTATGTGTTTCCATTGGCATGTTTATGCCTCCAGTATCAGTAACACGAGTATCAAATCTCCATTCCTTATTACCCTCTATGCTATCATAGATCTCTTTTTTAATATACTCATCGTTAAACACATAAGATATATTATCTCCTATGCGAGAAACAGTTTTAGTAAAGTCATAGAAGTTCCTAGTTTCATTTACATCAAAATGCCAAGAGTAATGTGACTGCTTATCGTATCCTTTAGATCTCAAAAAGCCATTAGCAATAACTCTTAGTAGTCTTGGTCTTTTCATAAAACAAATCAAATGTTTTTCAAGTTTACGAGGCTTTATTTCTCTAAACAAGTTATCATCTGTTGCATGCCAATGGTATGCTGAAGCAAACATATCATAATTGATTACTTCAAAAGGACAATAAAATTCTTTTTTGAAATTATCTACTGCTGATTGTGATGTAATAATCTTTATCCTGCCTGCAGGGATGCCTCTCATAGCCATTTGATGTAGTAGTAGATAATAATTTAATCCTACAAAGTCTTCAAGTGTCGTATCTATAATAAGCATCGAACTTGAGCGCGAACCGTCTAGGAGAGCCATTTCTGAAGCAATAAAATTCAAATGCCCGTTATCTAAATTAGATACTGCATCTAATGATAAAAAATAAATGGTGTTCTTAAACTTATCAGACTGATATGTAAAACGAATATCTTCATCCGGGATAGAATTTTCTTCTTTGTAACGTTTAAGTTGGCCCCAAACTGTTTTGTCCGGACTGGAATCGTCTGAACTAAAGAAGTCATTATAGATATTAATTGTCATAATTGTATTTAAACAGAATGTTTAAATATTAGTATTTAGAGTGGCTTATTTGTCACCGCATCTATTAAGATACGTTTGGTAATCCATTTTTTGATCTTCTGCTGAAATGTCTTCTTCTTTTAAAGTTCTAAACGAAGTTTTTTGTATGCTTTTCTAATTGCTAAAGAATTCGGAGACTTTAGCCCTCGCATAAGATAGTCTTGATATGCTTTTTCACTTGCTTCTTCATCTTTCCAAGTATCGCCACCTTCTCTTTTATTTTCGTATTTCCAATCTGATAAACTTAGAGGCATACCATTGTTATATACAATCATGCCATTATCATCTTTTTTAGTTCCTGCTTCTTCTAAACCTGATAACTTACGCAATCTATTTAGATCGTCTGTTAGTTCTTGGTCTGGCTCGCCATGATCTTTCCAATCTGCATTATCAACTACTTGTTCTATGTAACCATGAACTACTTCATCTCTGTCATCGTCCATGTGCAAGTTATGATCCATTGCATACTCAGTCATTTCTTGATCAAGTTCTTCCATGCTCATACCTAAAACTTCTGCTAGGTCTTCTTCACTGTTTTCGTATGCAGTAACTAATCTGTTGTATGCTTCTTCTTCACGACTTTGTTCTGCACTATGATCAAAACTTTCTTGCTCTAAGTCACCTTCTAGAGCACTTTCTTCCATTTCAGGTTCTTCCTGCTCTGGTTGTAAAAGATTGTTTTGAATTAGAATATCTTTAGTCTCATCATCCAGTGTCCAGTCTGGTGGATTATCTTCACTATCTTCCCAAGCACTAACTATTGCTTGTTCTATATCATTTTGATCATCTACAAATTTTGCAACTTTATCGTAGAATGCTTCTGCGGCATCCATTGCTGAATCTTTTACTCTGCCTTCATCAACTTCGTAGTCTGATCTAATGTCTGATAAGTCTACAGATTCTTTTCTATCCATTGGATTTGTAATATTATCTAAAGCATCTAATTCTGTTGGCTCAGGTTTCATATCATCTTCAGGTTCACTGTCGTCTCCTGCTACTAAATCCATATCTTTAATTGCAACTTGGACAACTTTCATAGCAAACTTTTTGTCATCATCTTCAAGTGCCAATAAACTGCCTTCTTTATATCTATCTGTTAAAGTATCAATTATTTTACTAAGTTTAGTGCTTACTGCTAGACTATTTTCATCTTTAGGATCTATTCTTTCATTTATTTCTGATAATAGATTAGCAGGTGATTTTAATAATGCTTGAATAAATTGTTCTTTCTTAACTTCTGGATCGTTTGGATCTGATCCTTCTGGAAATCTGTTTGCAATACTGTATTGTGCAGAACTTTTGCCTGGTTCTAAAAACATTACTTTACCAGGATTAATTTCTGTTTCGAATTCTACAGGTGCATCTTCTTGAACATCCATCCCTGCTAGTCTTCTTAAAATATTTAAATCTTCGCTCATTTTTTCGCCTACTATTTTTTTATATACTAAATCAAATACTTGGTTATTCATTTCACCGAATTGTCTAGTAAAAATTTGTTTTGCTGATTCTATATCAGGTGCATTATTAAGTGCTACTCTAAAAGCACTTGCACTAGAAACCTCTTCCATATCATCCATTACATTCTCTATCGGAGCAATGTAACCTCTTACACTCATTGGTTGAGGATCCTGCTTATAAGTATTTATCATCTGATAATACTTTGGGCCAGGTTCTCCGCGGACTTTCATATCTAGTCCAGTCTTTGCATCTACATTATTCATTGGAAAACGTTCTCTAACATCTTTTTCTCCAACTGCAAAAAAGATTTCTACTTTTTCTGGATCAAAATTATCACTCATTTTACTGAAATTTGCTTCATAATCCATATTATGATAAGGCCTAGGTGCAAGTAAAACTTTACTTGGATCTATGCCATGTGCTTTAGCAATCTGTCTTTTTTCTTCAAAATTGAATGGTGATTTACCTGGTTCTACTTTATCTGAGGTGCCAATATATACATCTGCTTCTGGAAACATTTGCTCAATGGCTCTGTATACTTTTACATGATGTGAAAGCATAGGTTGAAATCTGCCTGGATATATAACTACCTTTTTCATATTTAGTATTTATCTAAATTTTATACCTTATAGTAAGTCCAAGTTTTTCTTCACAACGCATTGTGCTTGTAGCATGTAATACTTTAGAATCAAACTGTATTAAATTTCCAGGCATAAACTCATATGGTGTTCCAGACAGTCCAAACCAAAAGTCTTTTGGTTGCCAATTTAAATATCTATTGTATAGATAGTTTGGGATTGGTTGATCTGTTTTATTATCTATATCGTGATCATAAGGACGGCCACTAACACCTTTGTTAAATTTAAATTTTATCTTTTCATTGTTTGTCCATGTAATACCATCACCTGCCCATGACTGATCAAAAACTATAAGGTATGGATTTAATCCATTTATAACTCTTAATGGTATAACAACATTGTCTTTTTCTACATTATGGAAATCTGAATGAGGATAGTAAGGTGTTTTGTGTTTATAAAAATGACATACTCGTATTCTATCTGTGTCTATTGAGTTTACTTGTTTTAAAACATTTATTGCACCCAGTCCACTTGCTTTTTTCATACTAGCAGTATCATATTCATCAGCAGAGTCGTAGACCTCTACAAGTTCATTAATAACATCTTGTGATAATGCATTCTTAATATAAATTGTTGTCATTTAATAAGGTCGCCATAAACTTAACTCGCCTATTTCAATATGTTGTGGCAAATTTATTGCATGTGCAATTTGTTCAGCACATTCTGGAGCAGTAAGCATGTTTGCAGTTACACCTTCGGTCATTTTTGATTCTACATACCCAGGATTTACATTGATCACCCTACATTTTCTACTACCTTTAAACATCAGCAAGAATGCCTGATGTGATAGAGCGGCCTTGTGTGCTGAATAACCGGTTGTATTTCCACTCATACCAGGATATTTACTAAGGCTTGAAATGTTTACAATGGTTTTAGTCTTATCTCTTTTCCAGAAGTGCCATAATCTATTTAAAATATAAACTTGTGCTAAACTGTAATATGCATTATTGATAAACACATCACAGTCTAATGATTCTTGCACTATCCTTTCTATAGCACTATCTTCTTGTATATTGTAACCGTTTGAACGACTAAAGCATACAACATCATGTTCTTGCGACAGTATGTCATATAGTGCTTTTCCTATTCCGCTAGTGTGCCCTGTCAGTGCTATTTTCATATCTTACTCCTACTATGTGGTATCTGTGATCGTCTCCATAATTTACTGCTGTATGAAAACCTGATGTGTTTACAAAATAACTTTTGCCTTCTTCTAAATGATAATGTTTTACGCCTGTTTCTTTTGTGTTTAAAGGCACTTGCAAATAAAAGGCTAAAAATGCTCTCTCATTTGTTTTTACAGGAATATGTATTCTAATATTATTTTTTTCACCTAGACTATCTTGGTGAACACTATATGTTTGCTTTGGTGCAACTCTTAATAGTCTCCATCGATAAAATTGAGGATATTTTTGAACTAATAAATCTATACTTGTATTTTCGAATGCTTTATTAAGTGTAGAATAATAACGTTCTGGATATTGCAAGTCTTTCATTTTTCCAATACTGCATTTCCAATCGTTATCACCAGATATGCTTGTCAAAGATATTTGATCTTCGTTAAGTAAATTATACTCGACAAGAACAGGATATAAATCCTGCCAAATTTGATGAGTATCTATTTCGTCTGCAAATTCAACTAATCCCATGCAACCATTTTAAACTGTTCCGGTTCAACTCCAAAAAAATCTGACTTCCATTTGCTTTGTGCAAAAAAGTCGAGCCCATGCCATTCATCCTTTCTTTTGATAAGTGTCTGTGCGGCATCGTCCCAATCAGTATTTAACACAATTTTTTCTATTTTTTCTTGTTTTGCGGCTACCTTTTCATATTCAAAATCATCCCATTCAAAGTGAAACACTTCGAATACATGCGGATAGTCTACATAGTCTATGCTAATATCTATGCCCCATTTAGGACGCATTTGTGTTATCTTGTGTATAAGTGCTAAGCCTTCTGCATGTGCCATTAGTTGCTCTAATGCATACCCATGATAACTTTTACGTTCGTATAAGTCAGCATGATTAAGATGGACACCTTTGGTGCTTTCATCACTATCTATAAACCAATCTTGTTTAAGACTGTCTCGCCATCTAGTATTTTTAACATAGCCACTATTAACTTCAGCATACATCTTTTCTAATGGAGTTAAGTCATAACCGTTTTGATCAAAATGTTTGAGATCGTTTTTGTTAGGAATGTATCCTATATCGATTGCTGTTCCCCATGATCTACGAGGATTGAGTTTATTTTCTGTTTTTATTAAGTTCATGTTCTGTAATTTCTACAACTAAACTACCTGAACCTTTTAATATTCTATGATACTCGAATGCGTTAATATGTATAGTGTCGCCTTCTTTAAGTTCAACAGGTAATCTATTGTCTTTTTGAAACTTCCAACCGTTGCATTCTATAATTCTAACGGTTCTATTTTTTCTGTCTCTGTGCCATACTAACTCTGACTCGTCAGTGTGTTCTCTAAATATTCTTTCAAATTTGTTAGGAGCAATGTCCTTTTGGATATATGGGTTTACCACCACTTGCCGCCTTTTACTAAACCGTATCGTGGTAAGCGACATGCCCAGTAACCGGCTTTCATTTTATCATTTTTCTTTTCACAATTATGTCTGGCCGCAAATGATTTGGCTCTCTTTTTGTTACCTGCCTTTGTTCTTAAACCTGTAACATCACCAAATGATATTTTTTTAACTCTATCTGTTTTAGGGTTCTTGACATAGACGTAATACTTCTTACTGCCACCTCTTTTAGGTTTATTAAGTTCTACTTTCTTACCTTGATATTCTGCTTCTTTAATATGAGAAACATCTAATTGAGCCAATACCTTTTCTGTAACATCATTAAGACTTAAAACCTCACTAGGATCACTAGTAAAGTCACTAATTAATTGGCCTCCATCTTCTCTCTCATCTAAACCTAAATCTCGTAAACTTGCGGCACTAAATGTTGATGCTATAGAAGTTTCTATCTCATCTGATGTGCTGTAAATATGTTCGCTTCCTCTAAAATGATTTGTAATGTAGTCTACCATTGCGTCACGTATAATACTTCTTTCTTCACCTTCAAACATTGCATCATTAACTGAACGTGAATTACCTGGTTCAAAACTCTGTTTAAAGTTTTGTTTTAAAAATTCTATTGTATCTTTCTTTTGGAATGCTGGTAATTCTTTTACATAGTCTACGACACCTATTTTTGCAAAACCATTACAACTAGGACAAATTGCATCACCACGTATGTTTCTTCCTGTAGGTATACCCATGTCGTCAGCATCCATTCCACCGCCACTACAAAGTGGGCAATCTTTTAAATGACTTATAGGACTTTTTGCTAAGTTCATTTGTAAATGAGGATGGCCACTGCCTTCTTTTAATCTCACATCGTATAACATTTTAGCAGTAAGTTGAATAACATCTGCTAGTTCTGAATTCTCACTTTCTAGTTCTGCATACAATTCTTGTGCTGACATTTCAGTCCAGCGATTTTCATCGCCTAATGCCTTAGCAATCATTTTAGCCACTGCGGCCTCATCTGCCTGTGCAGAACTACTATCTTCTTCTACACCTTCTTTATACAAGCCGCTATCTAAAAACTTGGCAAAATACTCTCTAGTTTTTGCTCTGTCTAGTTCAGGCATTTGTTGTCGTAGTATAGAAGTTAAATCAAATACATTATTTTTACCTGATTTAACATATTCATTATGCAAATATTTTAGCATCTGCATTACTTCTTTTTCTTCGCTTGAATCTTCATCAATGTTTTCATTTGGAAATGCTAATTGTTTTGCCTTACCGGCTAAGTCTGAAGCCTTTGCTCTACCTAGTTGTGGGTAGTCTGTTCTAATTTGTTGGACTATCATTCTAGGATCATCCATGTTAGGCATCATCCTGGCGGCTTGTTTTATAACTTCTTCATCACCTGGATAGTTTGCTTTGTCTTGTTGTCTTTGTGCTTGGCGTTCATCATGATCTTTAATTTCTTTCCAACTTACTGTATCGTTATTATAAGTAAGTTCTCCTTCATCGCAACCATAGTTGCCAAAACCATAACAGTCTTCATCATCTTCTACATTAGGACATTCTGGACAATGACCGTCTATAACATACATTGCTTCAACTTTATTGCTCTGTGCTAATGCATCTTGTAAATCATCGTATGCTTGTTTGCGTTCTTCAGCATCATAATAATTATCAGGCACACCAATCATTCCCTCTTCTGCTTCTTCAATAGATTTATCTTCATTCAGATATGGAACATCCAACCAAACACGACCTACACCTTTTAGTTCGACACTTTCGCCTATGTCGGTGCCAAGCATTTCTTCACTTTCCCAATCTAACTCAGGTAGTGCTCCTGCTTCACGTAATTGTTTGGCTTTTTTAAATGTATCAAAGTAGGCTTCGCTTTGATATCTGAAAAGGCTATCGCATAATGGAACCTGTTTCTTTACATGTTCTGCCAGTGCTTTTAATGATTCGTTTATTGGATTGCCTGACTCATCAGGATCTTTAAATCCTGATCCTTCGGCATTTTCGATTAATATTTTCTGTATATTATTAAAGTCATTTAATTGCATAACAACTATTTATCATTTTCTTTAGATACCCAAATTATCTCAACACCACGTCTTACAAGTTCATTGGAACACTTTTGTTTGATCTTAGGCTTCTGCCCATCATTGATGTATTTGATTAGTTCTTCTTTAGGGGTATTCTTAATGTAGTAATGATTAGTTACTCTGCCTTGACCTTTGACTAATGTAGTCTGCGATGGTTTGAATTTTGTTGGCATTTTTCTCCTGGTTAAAACTATACTTTATTTAGTTCAAACAGGAGAAAAATAATTTGAATTTTAGCCTTTTTGGACTAATGTGTATATTCCGTATCCTAATCCTGCCCATGCGGCGATTTTAACTATTCCACCAAACATGATTATAGAACCACAGACTGCAACTAAGGCTACTCCGTCTAATGATGTTCTTTCTCCGAGTCTGTCTTTGACCCATGCTTTTGCTACGTTTAACATAGTATTCTCCTATTTTTTCTTTTTAAGTTTTGCTACTTCTTTCTCAAGTGTAACTATTCTGTCTGCTAGTCTAGGATATTGTGCTAACCATTTGTCTTCGCGACTAGCAATTTCGATATCATATCTCTTTGCTACCCACTCCATGGCGTTGTCCATTTTAACTTGGAACCACACACCCATCTTTGTGTTCTTAAACCACTGATAAAAACTACTACCTATAATACTAGATAGTATAGCCTTTAGTGATAATATTAATAACCAATGCATATTATTTTCCTTTAGTGTTGCTAACGTTCTTAGCCTTACCCTTTCTGTTCTTATTTGGGTCTTGTCTACGTTTCTTTGATACTGCGGCACCAATTGCCTTCTTGCCACCTTTGGCTCTTAAACTTGCGGCTTTTGATTTGCTTAGACATTTAGGTTTACCTTCACCTTTTTTGCTGTCACCACACTTACCAATTCTTTCACCTTTGGTATTATATCGGTCCCAGCCTCCGCCTCCAGCACCACCTTTTTTGCCTTTGCCAAACCAAGCACGTAGGTTCTCTTCAACTGCTTCTTTTTTAACACAATTAGGCACACGTTTTCCGAACATGGTTTTCATGCCCTTCTTGGTATAGCCTTTCCAACATTTTTCAACTATTGTTTCTACAATGCTTGGATCTATTTCTTGTGCTGTAAATTGTTGCATCAACTCAACTATATCAGTATCGTGGTCTATGATTTTATAATCTTGATCAACTATGAGTGCTTCATTGTCAGCATAACCGTGATTCTCACCACTGAGTATGTGCATTCCATTACTTAATTCTATGTGGTCTTCTTGGTTGACCCATTGATGAATAACTGACTCTACTTCTTCATGCGGAAGTTTGTCTAATTTATGACCGGGACTAAGTTTTGCTACATCTTCTGTGATTTCTTGTATTAACATACAATATATTTATCGGAAAAAATGACTATTTTTTCTTAGAATTGCCCCAATTCTTTGCACCTTTCTTTCTGCATTGAACTAGAGCGCCTGAGGCGTAGGCACTTGGCCATACTTTATATCTGCTTTTTACTTTGTGATAACAGGCATCTTTTTTGCCTTCTGCTTCATCTATGTGATGTATATCACCGCCGCAACTTGGACATTTGTTAAATGGAATAGGACTTTCTAATGCTAATTTACCATTATCTCTTTTATAAATCTTTTTGCCTACTAATTGTGCAAGTTTCTTTAACAACTTTATTCCGTCTTCGTCCTGTGCTTTGTTTTCTATTTGATCTATTACTGCTTTTAGCAATGTTGTCTTATCTGCAGAATATGGTGCTTCGTCCATTTGTGATTTGATTTCTGCTTTTTTATTTTTTCTATCGTAATCTTTTGGTGACTTGTGAGCACCTGCTCCACTCATGTTGCGTGAATTCTTTGCCACGGGATTGTTTTGTTTTGGAAGTTCAGGCTTTTTTGATTCTGGCATATTATCCCTCGCATCTTTAAACTTTTTGTTTAATTGCATGGGATCACCTAAAGGATCAAAGTTTGGATTTTCTTTATCGTATACAACTTCAAAACTCATCGGAGTTCCGTCTCTGCCGTCGACATCACCATGGCCTAATGAAAGTCTGCCTTCGTGATTTCTAATACGAGTTTTTAATTGCTTGATCATTCTTTGATCTTTTTGTGCTTCAGCATAGTCTAAATACATTTCTAGTTGGGGAAGTTGAATGCTATAATCATATGAACTTTGATTCATGTAGTCTGTAACTTTTCCAATGCCTGCTCCACCTAAAGCAATAGCACCTGTTACTGCGGCAACTTTAGCACCTTTCTTAATATCCTGCATGGATATTTCATCTAGTTCTGCTTCTCCTACAAATCCTGCATTATCATAAGGATGTGGACTTTCATGTCCTGTGTTAGGTTTTACTATCTTAGGTTTTTTAGAGTTTGCTCTTACATGCTTTGCACGTTCAACAAGACTTTTCATTTCATCTACTTTTTCACTCATAGATGCATGTTTGGCCGCCATGTGTTTCTTATATTTTGCTGAGCCTTTTTTGTGTGGACTTTTGCCCTCTATCTGTGTTAGTTTCATCTTACTCGAATTGTCCGGAGTAATATACAGTAACTACAGCATCACCGGCTGTTGCATTTCCTGTGGTTACAACCGCATTTACTACTGTGTCTGATAGATATTTATGTTTAGGCTCACTTTTAGTTTGTGTATTAACATCAAACTCTGCAAATAGCCTATCTACATCTCCACTATCACCTACTGTTATATTTGTTACATTATTAGCATTGGTCCATGTAGCATCTTTTTCTGCTATTATTTGATGAATCCATGTTCCGGCACTTGCAGTTCCTAGTGCTACAGTTCCGCCGTTATATGTGACCGTCGTTTTTTTATACTGGAGTTTTGGTCCTTCAATTGTATCTAACTGTGTTTTTGTTACACCATGATCGGCTTGTGAGCCAGCACCAATAAATACATTTTCAATTGCACCATCTTTGTCTGTAAAACTAATTTGTGAACTATCACTACCTACAATAATAGGACCAGCCTTACCTAATTGGACATTGGCTGAGACACCGGCTATTCCATAATTTTTTACTGAATCTACCATGTTATTATACTCCTATTAAGCAATGTTACCAAGATCACTATTACTATTCTGTGCATTCTGAATAGAACCATAATCGGTAACTGTTACACTATCACTAGCAACTAGGACACTGATTGTTGCATCGCCATCACTTGAGGCTCCATTAACAACATTGTATCTTAATTGTCCTGGTGAAGTGTATTCATATTGATATTGTGAGTGGTATTGGCCTGTTACAGTAACATCCATATCGCCACTTCTCATAAATCTACTTGCATTGTTAGTATCACCAACTTCAATATAGTCACCTGAACCGCCGCTTGTCCAAGCAACAGGAACATCAACAGTAACAGAAATAATTCTTGTTCCTGCACCTATGTTTGCAAAGTTTACAGCACCTGAATCATGTTCAACATCAACAGTGATATGTTGAACAAGATCACTTGATGTTGCATCTAATTGTGCTTTTGTTACAGCATGTGAAGCCGCCGTTGCGTTTGCAATAGCAATCTTTTGAAGGGCATCACCTGATGTATAAAATCCGATAGCAGTGGCATTACCTGTTAAATATGAACCTTGTTTACCAAGTTCAACATTAGTGCTTAGGCCTGCTAAGTTGTATTTTTTTACTGTAGCCATTTATATCTCCAGAGATAAATTTTTTGTAATTACAAATGTATTTATCAAATCTGCAAAACAAATAAAACAATACTGTATAAGTAATTGCATGTGGAACTATAGAATAACATACAGACCGTCAGATATAGAGCAAGGTTACGGCATTAGAGAAGTTTTTTATAATGATAATGGCGAACCAGTTAGTTATACTGCTGACTCAATTGAGCCATATGGAGAATCTAAAGAAGAATTAATTAGTGATTTAGCATATATGATACAAGCAATATCGCAAGAAGTTGTTGATTTAGATGAACTAGATGCTATATTTGAGACTAAAAACAATTCAAACACTAAAGAAGATTTACAAGAAGCATTAGATATATTGAATAAAAGTATTGACAACGACTAAAAAATACAGTATAATACATACATGTTCGATAATAATATAAAACGTATAGGTTTCTGTTGCAAGTATCTTGATTCCGATCAGACACAAAAGCCTAAAGTCCTTAAAGAATTACAGCAACCCTACACAGATAGATCTACTACTGTGGCTTGGTGCAATAGACAGGACAAGGCAGTAGCAGAAGAAAGACTCTTAGATATTGTTACACACAATATGCAGGCCGCTTATAACTTAGTTGAGTATGTAGGAACACTACCTGCAGAAAGGCGTATGGTTAGATTGTCTAGCAGTCTTATACCAATGGCTACTGAACCCAATTGGCGTTATGTATTTGAAGATGCCACAGTTCGAAAGGAACTTGAACATGGCTTTGGTAAAGTGGGTGATGTTGCAAGACTCAATGATGTAAGACTAAGTTTCCATCCTGGACAATTTACTGTCCTTGCTAGTGACAAGCCTGATGTTGTTGAACGTAGTTTAGATGAGTTTGAATACCATGCTGACATGATACGTTGGATGGGGTTTGGTAAAGAGTTTATGGACTTTAAATGTAACGTTCATATATCAGGTAGACAAGGCCATCAAGGCATTATTAACATGTTAAATAGACTCAGCCCTGAGGCTCGTAACACAATTGCTATTGAGAATGACGAGATGTGTTGGGGTTTAGATGAGAGTCTTAAATTGCGTGAGCATGTGGCACTTGTATTAGACATACACCATCATTGGATTAGAGACGAAGAATATATTAGTCCAACCGATAGTAGAATTAAAATGATTATAGACAGTTGGCGAGGTGTTAGGCCTACACTACATTACAGTTACAGTAGAGACCATGGACTAGCAATGGCATTACAAGAAGGTGAAGAAATTAATCACAGCAAGATGCAAGACTTACCTGCATTACTAGAAGCAGGTGCCAAGAAGCAAAAACTTAGAGCACACAGTGATTACTATCCTAACAAAGAAGCAAATGCATGGGCATTGAGTTTCTGGGATGACTTTGACATACAATGTGAGGCAAAAGCAAAAAACTTAGCAAGTGAGCAGTTATGGCAACAAGCAATAGCAACCTCCTCATAATCGGTGACAGTTTTGTTGCAGAAGACGACGGCGGCGAACATTATGAATGGGCATGGTGGAATCGATTAGCAAAAGATAGTAACAGCCAACCTATCAATCTTGCTATCACAGGAGCCAGTAATTTTAACATATGGCACCAACTCGAATACGCATATAAGAATTGCAAATTTAATAAAATCTTAATTGTATTAACTGCACCTAATAGGATAGAAAATATTAATACACCTGTCAATGAGGTTATTACTTACGAACATTTTAAAAATAAAGATATAACATCTTGGACAGTTCATGATAGATTGGCTCAAGGAGAATTAACTGCTGAGTTAGTAGACACATACTTTGATTTTAAAATTGCTGAAAGTAAAGACCGGATAATTGCTGAATCAATTTTACATAGTGCAGAAAGACGCCCATGCGTAATACTTCCTAACTTATTTACAGGGTTCACAAGGTATCATTTTAATATAATTAGAGAAGCATGTCCTGTAGATTATTCAGATGTTGTGACTGGTGTATTAGACGAACCAGAAATGGGTCACATATATAAATCGTGGCACGATAAGTTTTATAACAAGCATAAGGAATTATTTCTTGCTAAATTAGATTAATTTTAGAAGGTCAACTGGCGCCAGTTTTTCCTTTGTTCAATGTTGGAACAGTCATTTGCAGTTCTCCTGCTCTATATAGCCTATCCTAAGAGGGAGGCGATTTCTAATTACTGTTAGACTGAAATATTATCTGTCCAACGTTAATATTTAACAAATGATACTAAAACCATAAAGAAATAGGTTGTTTTTAGCATCGTTTTAAGTTATACCATTATTTTAGATACCTTAAACTTAAATTAATTAAATAGATGCATGATAAAAGAAAATTCGAAATTTAAAAACGAAGTAGTCTCATTCAAACTAGGATCAGGCGAAGAAATAATTGCTAAAGTAAAATCGCATGACGATGATACATTCGAACTGAATAAAGCAGTAGTCTTAGCAATGGCACCAGATGGCAGTGGCATTAGGCTTATCCCATGGTTAATGTCAACGAACACTGATAATATTTCGCTAAATAAATGTAATATCTTAGGATATGCAATTACATCATCAGACATAGCAGATCAATACACACAGTCGGTATCCAGTATACAGATAGTCAAATAATTGACTTTAACTAAAAATATGCTATAATATAGTATATGTTTTAATTAGGAAGTGTATGAAAAGAATAATATGTTTGTTTCTGGCATTGTCATCTACAACACATGCTAACCAATTGCCCTTTACCGGACCTATTGATTTAGGTGCAGAAATAGAGTGCCTAGCATTAAATATCTATCACGAAGCAAGAAGCGAAAGAACCGCAGGAATGTGGGCAGTAGCAGATGTAACTATTAATAGAGTTAAAAGTATAGCATATCCTAATACAGTATGCGAAGTAATATATCAAGGCCCTGTATATGAAAGTTGGAAAACAGCAAGGTTTGATCACTTACCAGAAAGTGAACGTATCTACAACCCTGTAAAAGGTATGTGCCAATTCAGTTGGTATTGCGATGGCATCAGTGATAAACCTACCGAGCCAGATAGTTGGCAACGAGCATTAGACATTGCTTATGGTGTAATGAATCATGATCTTGGTTTAGGACTAACTGATGGCGCAGACCATTATCATGCAGATGTTATCACACCTTTTTGGGCGCCTCACATGACACTCGTCACCACAATTGGCAACCACAAGTTTTATAAGTCAAATAGATAAATATATACTGTTATAATACACACAATTAGGAGTAACAGTATGTATGAGTATAGATGCAAAGTCTTGAAAATCGTTGACGGAGACACAGTAGATGTCGATATAGATCTAGGTTTTGGAATTATGTTAAAAAATGAACGTGTAAGAGTCATGGGCATTGATACACCAGAGTCAAGAACTAGAGACAAAGTAGAAAAACAATTTGGTTTAGCCGCAAAGAAAAGATTAAAAGAAATGCTTGATAACAAATCAGGCCCAATCCTAAAGACACAAATCAATAAGAAAGGTGAGGACATGAAAGGTAAGTTTGGTCGTATATTAGGCGACTTTACTGTTTATCATGCACCAACAGACAGTTGGAGAATGGTTACAGAGATTATGGTTGAAGAAGGTCATGCTGTGGCATACTTTGGTGGTAGCAAAGATGAGATACAGCAAAAGCATATGGCTAATAGAGGCAAACTAATTCGTGAAGGTGTTGTTAATATGTCCGAAGAACAAGCCGGAATAATTTAATTTCTAGTAAATATATGCATGGAATGTGCATGGATCAATAATTATCTAGTAGTAGAAACAGACGGATTCACACGACCATGCTGTTTAGAAACAAGTCCAGAAGCAAAGATTAGTCCTATATCATCTGGTATAGTCAAGTCCTTTAATCATAGAAGATTAAAAAAATTAAAATTTGATCTAGAACAAGGCTACAGCGAAAAAACAGATCCTTATTGTAAAAGGTGTAGATTTTTAGAAGAAAAGAATCAGCCCAGTATGAGAACTGAGCAACCTTTTATTACAGAACAAAGAGAACTCAAAGTCCTGCAATTTAAGTTAAGTAATAAATGTCAACTTGCCTGTGCTCATTGTAATCCAAGTTTAAGTAGCACATGGGCAAATTTATTAGGAGTATCTCCAAAAATTCACCACGCATTAGAACTGACGGATGAGTTTGTAGACGAACTAAAACAAGTTGTTCCAACACTTGATGAATTAAAGTTTACAGGCGGCGAGCCTTTCTTAGATCACAACCATTGGAAAATGTTAGAGCATTTACAAGATGTTGATACAAGTAACTGCAAACTAAGTTACATTACAAACGGCCTCATAAAGCCTAAAAAAGAATTATGGGAAGGTTGGAAAGAAATAGATATTGATGTAAGTGTTGACGGGCACGAAGATACTTATGAATGGTTCCGCAGAAATGCAGATTGGCAACAACTTGTAGATAATGTTAAAGAATTAGCAAAATATGGAAACGTTAGAATAGCATATTCAATGACACCTTTTACAGTTGATAGTTTACAAGATGCAAAAGACTTTTGGCCATATCAAATAAACGAAACACCTATCGTATATCCTACCCATGCTAACCTTAATAAGTTTCCAGACAATATAGATATATGTAGAGAATTTGCTAAGGATTGGGATCAACGTTGGAACACTCCAGGCTGGGCAAATAAGTTATATAAATGGATCAATCCAGAAAACAAAAATAATGCTTGACACATGCCTAAATAGACTGTATAATAATATAATTATTGAGGCAAATTACAGATGAAACGTTTTTATTCAGGTAAAACTTATACACACGCAACTGGCCACAGTTGTGCATTCAGACAATGGAGAGCAGATAGTCATTGTAATCTAATACATGGCTATGCTTTACAATTTGAGTTTACTTTTGGTTGTGATGAATTAGATGAACGCAACTGGGCAGTAGACTTTGGAGGCTTGAAGCCACTTAAAGAATGGTTAAAGTATATGTTCGACCATACATATTTACTAGCAAGTGATGACCCAGAGTTTGAAACATTTCAAATGTTAGCAGACAAAGGATTAATTGACTTGCGAATAGTTGGTTCAACAGGTTGTGAAAGATTTGCTGAACAGGCCTTTGACGAAGCAGATAAAATTGTTAAAGATATCAGCAACGGAAGATGCTGGGTTCAAAAGGTTACTGTTAAAGAACATGATGCCAATAGTGCAACTTGTGAATTAGCAGACACTCAGAAGATTCGCTTTACAATGAATCCGGAGAAAGAGGTCTTATAGTGGAACCTCGCATCGACATAGACGACGGTCTACTAGAAGCAAAACACTATACTAACATAAAATGATAAAATATGAGAAGAGTGTCGAACGGTGGGGCCAATTGACGAATTGGACCTCATGCAAATCTTTTTAACACAAGATCTATTAAAAAGTTTTTATCCCACATTTTAGTAAAATTCCTTTTTGCTATTTGTTTTAATACAGTTAAATCATGCTCTTGGTTTAAACACGAAATCATTTTATCAGAACGTTCATCTCCATCTAAGTGATCGTATTGAAAACCATAAAACTCAAATCCCATATCTTTAACCGTTTGCTCCATGCCACTTGGCCCTAGAATCATAGTTGGTAACCCTAACATAAAACCTTTGAAAGTTTTCTCTGTAAGGAAATGCTCTTTGCCCTCAACGTTATGACTCTGAGTTTCTAATGCAATTTTAAAAGTATAGTTGCCAAACCATTCTTCTTTAACTCTATGCGTATCACTAAACATCTTGTTAGGCATGTCAAATGATTTAGGCAGTATGTCGATATTGTCTTTATAAAATTTTAACAAGTAAGGCTCTGCAGTTTCTTTTAATAAAGTAAACCTTAAGGCATTAACGTTTATAGATTTAAAGAAATGCCCATCACCCTGCATTATTGCCTCAGGGTGGGGAGGTTCTTCTACATAAGTAAGGCTCCAATCACAATCATCTAACATACCTTGTTCATATAATTTTGCTATAAATTTAACTCTATTATCTCTAGGTTTCCTTGCAGGAACCAATGCAAGTGTTTTAGGCTCATAGGTAAACTTTTTATCTGGATATTGCTCTGACAGGTGGTTATGTGTAAACAATGCAAACATAGGTCCTGCTCCATGTTCTATAAGATCTCTTATCTCATAGTTTGCTCTAAGATTTGTTACTATGTCCTCACGACTATTATCTAAATTAAAAATGCCTGACTCCATAAGTTCTGCAACTATCACTCTGTGATCTTTAAGCAACGCCTTCAAATGTTTTTTTGATAATGTCTGTAGTGTAATATAGTCTATTTCCCAAAGTGTATCGCTTGGTTCTTCTGTTAATATTTCTAGGATTGGTTTTCCTTGTATGCCATACTCTAATCCTATCTGCAAACTGTTAGGCAACAAAGGTAAAAATAACTTCTTTAAATTTCTGTAATGCCATGCCATATATGTGTCAGGGTTAGAGTGAAATACGTCTACATATCCAGGAGGCGTTGCTTTTTCTGGACGTTCTAATCTAGTAAGTATTTTTTCTATTTTAATCATTTAGCCACTTATAAAAAGGTTTATATATATCTTCTGCTATTCTTTTTGAATCAAAAAATAGTTCTAGATTATGCTGAATAGCATCTACAAACTGTGATGTATCTATATTTTGAAATTGGTGCAATTCAGATGCAAGTTTTTTAGAACGTTTATTAAACTTTCTTATATGGTCATAGTCTGCCATATCTGCCCATGGAAACTTAAATCCTAATTCCTTAAAATGCTCGACTGTATATCTGGTGTCTATGGGGAATGCAGGTATACCAGATGCAATCATTTTAAAAGTTTTTTCACTAAGCAATGTTCTGTCAAAGTCCCATATAGGAAATTCGTTTGTTATTTCTGATTGCATAAACTGTTCTAGTTTCTCATCAGACCATGATTCATCTACTAAATGATATCCGTATGTTTCTGTAACTAAAGCAAACTTTGTTTTACCTAATAGACCATGATATGTATAAAATGGATCAATAGGTATATCCTTTCCTTCCATTTCCATCTTAACTGTATGTATACCATGTTCTTGTAATTTAGTATTAATTCCTAAGAAGCCATTCTGTGAATCAGCAGTATTGATATCGTCTTCAAATGCTTTAGGCAACACATCATTATATTTTGTTAAAAAGTCAATCGGAAGTTTTCTTTTATCTCCCCAATTAAATGTGTTCTTAGGATCGAAACCTAATGACCAGTCTGTGTCATCTAACAATCCTTCTTCGTCTAAATGTGCTAAGAATTGTATTCTGTATGTTCGTGGTTTGTTGTTAAAGCATAAAAACGAGCGATGGAAATTGTGTTTGTTATTGCCATATACTTGTTCTACTTCATCTAGTTTTTGTTGTAATAAACTAGAGTCTCTAAAGTAAGGTGTGTTAGAATCAAATGCCGCAGTTAAATACCAAAAAGTCGAACTAGGTTCCATTATTGTAATATTATATCTACCAAAATACTTTTCATATACTCCTCGTATCTCTAATCTATTAACAGCATGATTACAATTATATAATAGCACTTCTTTAGGCATTATATTAAAATTTTTAAAAATATCAACATAATGTTCTGCTGAAATTCGATCGAAACCTCTAGTTGATGCACTATTATAGTCACATTCTATCATGCCCATATTAGGTTCAAATACAAACCCAAACATAGTAATATTTTGTTCAAAGAATGCTTTTGCAATGTGTGAAGCATGAGGAAACAATTTCCATTGTGTTCTCTTTTCATCTATGTGGAAAATTATTTTAGTATCGTTTCCGTATTTGTTATATATCTCATTGTATATTTCTTCTCGATTATCAACTATATCTTCAATATCGTATCCATCAAGTCCACGCATTTCACATATATGCACATTGGGATCTAGATGTCTATTTAAAAAATTAGTAGAAAATCCTTTTAAATCTATTACATTGTGATACTTTTCTGCTAATATTTCTTTTGCATCTGCGCCTTCTGGTAAGAACTTTAATCCTACTAATGATGCTATGCCTGGTCCTAAAATAGCATCTGGACCTGCTCGAGTATGCCTATCATGTGGAAGTGCAATTTCAATTACAATTTGTTGCATAGAAGTATTTATTACATGTTTTAATACCACTAACATTTTAAAGAGTGCCGATTTACCGATAAATATGTATATGTTATTTGGAATCCTTACTTTAATTACTGCCTTGGCTATTGCCGGGGTTGCCGCATGGTTTAGTATAATAGGTCTTATGATCTTCTTTAGCGGAAGTGCTATGAGCATTGCAATAATGGCTGGCACACTTGAAGTAGGTAAATTGCTAACAGCAAGTTGGCTGTATAGGTATTGGAATGAAACATCATTTGCACTTAAGGCATATCTGTCCACCGCAGTAGTAATACTAATGCTTATAACAAGTATGGGCATCTTTGGATACCTAAGTAAAGCCGCCAGTGAAGTATCTGCAGATGGTCAAGTTGCTTTTGCAGAAGTAGATAGAATAGACGGACAAATAGCAAGAGAAGAAAACAAAATAGATATACTAGAAGATAGAATACTCAGTATTGGTGGAACAGTAGATGTAAGTCAAAGCATAAAACAACAAGAAGAAATTAGAGATGGTGCTTGGGATAGAGTGCAAGGTGATATAGAATACGCCCAAGGCCAGATACAAAGTCTAAGAGACGAACAAAAAGTATTAGACGAAGCAGTTAATGAACTTAGAAACAAAGGTGTAGAAGTAGTTGTCTTAGATGAAGGCGGAATATTTCAGCAAGGCGAAACAGAAAAAATAGATTACATTGCACAGGCAAATCAATTATTTGAACAACAAAAACCTCAACGTGATCAAATAAGAGCAGATATTAAATCTCAACAAGATACAATCGATAGGTATAGACAAGATGCACAAACAACTATAGACAATGCTAATGCAGAAATTAATAGATTAAGAAATAATAATCAAGAAAGACAAGATGACTCATTAGAAAAGATAGACACTTTTAACGGGCAGATAGACGATATTTACAGCACAATAGCAATACTTAAAGATGAAAAATTTGAAGCAGAAAGTATTGTAAGAGATTTAGATAGAGAAGTTGGGCCAATCAAATATGTAGCAGAACTTATATATGGAAGTTCAGAACAAAATGTAATGGAACAAGCAGTAAGACTGTTTATACTTTTATTAGTATTTGTATTTGATCCACTAGCAGTTATGCTAGTTATTGCCGCTAACCAAACATTATTACGTTATGGTATTAACTTAGAAAGCAGTGGTCCGGAAATACCAAAAGGTTCAAAGAGAGAAACAATATTAAAAGGCCCTGATAATCCTAGTGCTGTAGAAGACGCCGCAAAAGTTATGGCCGAAAGTGCATCTCAAAAAAAAAGTTTAGAAGATGAAGTAAGCAAATTAAGATTAGAACTAAGTAAGAAACCTAAAGAAGTTGAGAAAATTGTTGAAGTCGAAAAAATTATTGAGGTAGAAAAAGAAATAGACATGCAGATAAAAGTTCCAAAAGCAATCAAAGATTTAGAAAAGCGACTAGAGAAAAAACTCAATGAAAAAGAATGACATCAAGAAAGGCGTAGATGATCTATACACAAGGTATGCACATACCCTGGAAATGTTAGAGAAAGCAGTAGACAAAATAGATCAATTACAAGAAGAACTTGACAAAAAACCAAAAGAAGTTATAGTAGAAAAAGTAGTTGAAAAAGAAATTGAAATCATAAAGGAAATTCCAATTGAGAAGATCGTCGAAAAGATTGTCGAGGTTGTTAAAGAGGTCGAGGTCCCAAAGGAGACAGTGGTCACTATCGAAAAGGAAGTCCCCGGACCAGAGCGTATTGTTGAGGTGCCAGGACCAGAGCGGAGAGTGGAAGTCCCTGGACCCGAAAGAATAGTTGAAGTCTCCGTAGATAAAATTGTTGAAGTCCCGGTGGATAGGATTGTTGAACTGCCAGTAATAAAAGAAGATACTGCTAAAATAGAAAAGTTAGAAGGACAAATACAAAAACTGAAAAACCATGTGCTCATGCTTGAAAAAGACTTAAATACAAAAAGCGATGAGTTTGAAATAGAATTTGTCGAAAAAGAGTCAACTAAAGACCTCAGACATGCGGCCAACATAATGGCAAGCAGTGAACTAAATAAAGAGGACTTAACTGCAAATGAGATATACGATATACTGGTAAAAAGTTCAGAAGAAGAACTTAAACAGAAACTAGGGTTTTGGGCAGTTCCATTACCAAAGAAAGGCGACATGGACAACAAAAACACAAACAAAAGATACATTAGGAAAAAATGACCAATAACAAAAACGATACATCTCTTACATGTAATTTTTGTGGTAAACACAGAGAAGATGTTGAAAAACTAATTGCTGGCCCTGGTGTTTATATTTGTAATGAATGCATTACTATCAGTTACGAAATAATCGAAAAAGAAACTATAGAAAATATATCTGAATTCAGTATAGAGAATTTACTTGCACCAAAAGAAATACATGCTTTTTTAGATGAGCATATAATTGGTCAAGAAGAAACTAAACTTATATTAAGCACCTGTGCGTATAATCATTATAAACGTATATCATCACAAACTGAAATAGAAAAAAGTAACATACTGTTATGTGGTCCTACAGGAACAGGTAAAACACTTTTTGCAAGAACATTAGCAAAAACACTTAACGTTCCTTTTGCAATAGCAGATGCAACTACACTCACAGAAGCAGGGTATGTAGGTGAAGATGTTGAAAGTGTTTTAGAACGTTTATTAACTTTAGCAAACTACGATGTAGAAGTTGCACAAAAAGGTATTGTGTTTATAGATGAAATAGATAAGAAGGCCCGTAGGAGCGAATCTAACACGTCTACACGCGATGTAGGTGGTGAAGGAGTGCAACAGGCCCTATTACGTTTAATTGAAGGCACAACAACTAAAGTAAAAATTTCCTCAGGTAAAAAGTTATCAGATGAGTATATAGAGTTTGATACATCTAATGTCTTGTTTATTGTGGGCGGAGCATTTGTTGGTATCGAAGAAGTAATACAACGCAGACTTAAAAGAAAATCTAGTATAGGCTTTAATAGTAAACTAGTAGATGAAGAATTACGCAAAGAAACACTAAAGTATCTTAGACCAGATGACTTAATAAAATATGGATTGATACCTGAACTAGTAGGTAGACTTCCGGTAATAACAACGTTAAGTAACCTGTCTATAGATGATATGATTAAAATTTTAACTGATGTAAAAAATAGCATTATTTTACAAAACAAAGAACTTTTGGGCCTAGATAATCTAGAAGTTGATTTTGCAGACGCCTACTACAAAGGAGTTGTAGATCGTGCAAAAGATGAAGATATGGGTGCTAGATCACTTAAAAATATAGTTGAACAATCACTATATTGGATAATGTATCATGCTCCGGATCTCCACAAAAGAGGCATAAACAAGATAATTTTTGATAATTATCCAAGTAAGTCTGAAGAATCTAAACCTATTGGTATTAAAGAAAATGGCGACAGAGAAAGACTAACAGATTATAAATTTTTTAAACAAGTAAAATATGAAGAATAACAACTGGAAGAAAAACACAGTAGATCGCTTTAATACAGATAAAAAGCGTCAACAAAAAGATTACAAACCAAAAGAAGAAAAGATGAAAGGCACATCCATTAGTGTATGGAACGGTGATGTCAATGGAGCATTGAGAAAATTGAAAAAGATTTTAGAACGTGCAGATAGGCAAAAGGAATTATCTAAAAGAGAATTTTATGAAAAGCCTAGTGCTAAACGTAAACGTAAAAAAGATGCCGCAGTCAAAAGAACAAAAAAAGCAGAAGACTTGGCTATTGCTAAAGGTGAGTGGATGCCATATACAGATCATTCATCCAAGTCAATGAAAGGAAAAAGAGAGAGGCGCAAAGTGTTCATGCAAAAAGAACGCATTAGACGTCTTTCAAGTAGACGTGTAAAATGAAAATTGTAGTTGTTAGTGGAGGATTCGATCCACTACATTCAGGCCATATAAATTTACTAGAGTCAGCCGCCGCATTTGGCGAAAAATTAATTGTGCTATGTAACAGTGATGACTGGCTCACAAGAAAGAAAGGCAGACCTTTTATGCCTTTCGAAGAACGCTCTACTATATTAGAACGTATGCACATGGTAGACAATGTTTACGGTGTAGACGATTCAGATGGAAGTGTAACACATGGACTAAAGCAAGTCCGTGAAGCATTCGGACACGATCATGATTATGTATTCTGTAACGGAGGTGATAGAGGAAAAGATAACATACCCGAAATGGCAGTTGATGGTTATACTTTTGAATTTAGTGTGGGTGGAGATAACAAAGCCAACAGTAGTAGTTGGATATTAAAAGAATGGAAATACCCAACAGAACGCAGAGTGTGGGGAGAGTTTAGTGACTTGTTCCAAGACGAAGCAGTTAGAGTTAAGGAACTTGTAATTGAACCTGGCAAAGGTATCAGTTACCAAAGACATTTTAAACGTAGTGAAATGTGGTTTGTGAGTAAAGGTGAATGTGTTGTAAAGCATGGCAGAGATACTGACAAGCCAGATGAGTTTGATACTATTAATTTAAAAACAGACGAAGTCATACACATTAAAGTTGGTGACTGGCATCAAATTGTAAATAAGACTACAGAACCATGTCATATTATAGAAATACAGTATGGCGAAGAAACAACAGAAGACGACATAGAGCGTCTTGAATATTACGACGGAGAAAAATGAAAGAATTAGGAATGACGTTATTAGGATGTTTAGCAATAAGTGTTTTCTTTGTTGCTAAAGTATACCCAAGTTTAGAATACACAGGAGCAACAAGTAATCAAAGTTGCACTGGGCAATGCTATGTAGACTATGTAGCACTTAATGGCACACCAGCAGAGATAGAGCAACGCAAACAAGCATTGGCTAACTTGGATGAGTTCAGTGACATTAGAAGTTTATGGGCAGGTTGTGCCGCATGTCACGGAGCAGAAGGACAAGGTATGGGACCATTTCCTAAACTAGCAGGACAGAGTTCAGCATACATTGTAGACAAACTTAACACCTATAAGAATAGAGGACAAGTGGGTGCTATGAGTAGCACTATGTGGGCACAGGCAGGAATGCTTAGTGCAGACCAGATGGAACAAATAGGCAAGTTTATAGAAGCAGGCTTACCAGGAAAATAAGGACATATGGAATTGAAAGAATTAAACGAATCAAAAGTATGCGATATACTTAATAGAATAGTGGAATTAGAAATGGCTGGAGTTGTTAGATATGCTCACAGTTCACTAATGGTCAGAGGACCTAATAGGATACCCATTGTAACATTCCTACAAGAACAAGCAAACGAAAGTTTAGCACACGCCTTACAAGCAGGTGAGTTCATCACAGGATTTAATGGACACCCAAGTCAACGTATTGCAGTGATTGAAGAAAATCACAATCATAGTGTTGAACAAATTCTCACAGAAAGTTTACAACACGAAATGGCGGCAGTAGATATGTATAAAATA